TGCCCCTATTCCAAGTACTTAAAAAATCTATGCCATCCACTTACTGCGAAAGTGGTGAGTCCTTCGCAGAGGACAAAAGGTGAGGAGCTACCACAAGTGCTAACCCGGACAGCTCGCCCGTTGAGGAGCAAAAGCCAGCACGCAAGGGCATGCGGAAGAATCAGGTGTGATGAAAAGTTATTTAACTCCGAGGACTGATCAACCTCCTGTTGTAATTTTTCATCATTAACAACTTACTTAGGCCACAATGAAGGTAACTTGTCGCAAATATGATTTCGTTACATATATTGTATACTTAAAGGCCCAGAATGACAAGCTAGTGGTGTAATGGCTTCCTTCATCAAGTTGATATTCTCGTAAGTGTTTATTGTAATATGAATAAATAAATTAGATATTGGGGTGTCGCCAAGCGGTAAGGCACAGGACTTTGACTCCTGCATTCAGTGGTTCGATCCCACTCACCCCAGCCAAAGGGTTCATCAATCTCTCCTACAGATCTAAGCGTCATGACGAGGTATTGCACAGCAAAAATTGATGATATAGTGACACAAGTGCACAATGTTGTCACATATATGCTCCTGTAGTTCAAGAAGGTAGAACACCGGAAAGTTAATCCGGAGGGTTGCAGGTTCGAGGCCGGCTGGGAGCACTTGTTGCTTTTTCACTGCTTTGAAGCAATTTCAAGTCCCGAGGGAATGGGCCAAGAAACATATCGATGAGTAGCTACTTTGATCACTGTTTCATAAAGCACTTGGGCAGGTAGGGTTAGAATGCCAGATGTATTTGTTAGTCTCGAGATGACAGATCATTCCTACTAGCTTGATAACTAGTTCTCAAAAAGTTATCCGTAGCAGTTGAGTATGGTAGTAAATTCTGTTATGTTGATAAATCTACTCAAAGAGGTAAGAGCTCAGAGACGTGAGTGTGAGAAACGAAGTAGACGATGAGCCAAGGGGAATGCCTCCAGGCAGTTGACCCCAAGACTGCAAATTCCTTTAGTGCCGCTTCAGTTGGACGCCGAACTCGTACTAAGGGTGGGAGATCGGATAGTTCTTCCGATCTCCTCTTGTTTCTAAATATTCAGTTCAATTGGTAGAGCTAAAAACTTACATTGTATATATTACTATAACAAAGGTTATAGAGGTATTGCAATGGTTGTTAAAAAATTGATATGTGAGTACTGCGGTGTTGAAATTTCAGTCTCTAACTACAGTAAACACATTCGACGACATGAGAAACATCCTGAATCTTTCGAGACTCCAAAATATCAGATCAAACATGAGGGCTTGAATTGTTCATTCTGTGGAAAATTATGTAAGAATCGAAATAGTTTAAGTAATCATGAAAGACTTTGTAGATTAAATCCTGATAGGAAAGCCAGTGCACTTGAACGTTACAATATCTCCGATCATCAAGTTTGGAATAAGGGGTTAACAGTAGAGAGTGACGAACGTGTTAAACAACACGCATTGAGTCGAAAAGGAAGAGAAGGAACATTCAAAGGTAAGCATCATTCTGATTCAGCAAAACAAAAACTTCGGGAAGCAAGACTAAATTATTTATCTGATAATCCAGATAAGGTTCCATATCTGCTTAATCACTCCTCAAAACAAGTTATCCTGAATTATATTTTTCGGAGTTATTTGAAATTGAGGATATTCCACTCAAACATCATAAACAGATTTCCTACTACCAGTTAGATTTCTACAATGATGAATGTATGCTTGATATTGAAATTGATGGTGAGCAACACTATGTGGACGAACGAATTGTTGAAAGTGATAAAAGACGATCTAGATATCTAGAGGATCTTGGTTGGACAGTTTTTAGAATTCGATGGTCTGAGTATCAAAGAATGTCATTACAAGAGAAGCAAGAAGTTGTTAATCACATTAAAAAACTAATAGATATGCGGCGCTAGCTCAGCTGGACTAGAGCAATCGCCTTTTAAGCGATGGGTCAGGAGTTCAAATCTCCTGCGCCGCACCAATGCTACTAGTACAAAAACAGATCTCTTTCCTTGCTTTACCGAGGACAGGTTAGAAACCAGGAGACAGTATTTCTCCCTCTAAAGGAGAGGATTGTGGCTTACATCCACAGTAGCAAACCAAGCGGCTCAAAAGTTTGATGGCTGACTTTCCAAGGACTTGTGCTTGCACCGGACCAGTTTTTCGCAGCCATCATTTTAATATGCGGTAGTAGCTCAGTTGGCTAGAGCATCTGCCTTCCAAGCAGAGGGTCGCGAGTTCGAGTCTCGTCTACCGCTCCATGCTCTATGGAGTATGCAACTTTAATCAAAAGAATTCAGTAATAGAGACTTCGGGCACCAATGCGTACGATGGTGCTTTATGTAAAGGTGAGACGAATTAGTAATGAGCTTAGAAGTGTGAAAAAGCTGAAAGGCGTTGATTCATTGGGGGTTGTGCATAGCTCCGCTCTATAGAGCAACCATCTAGATGTAGCTCAGTTTGGTCAGAGCGCTTGCTTCGGGAGCAAGAAGTCGCAAGTTCGAATCTTGTCATCTGGACCATATGATTGAAGCAGTTATATCAGTTACTTCAAAAGATGATCAAAACAGCCGTCGAACGACGTGAAGGTTCAAGTCCTTCTCTGCTTCTAATGGAAGCAGATGGTGGAATAGGTAGACACAGCAGTCCATAAATCACTGATATTGCACATTCTCAATCATTACATATAGGGGTGTCGCATAGTGGCGATTGCAGCGGTCTCCAAAACCGCCGAGTACTGATCATGCTCCACCTAGGTTCGAGTCCTAGCGCCCCTGCCACATATGAACGGTAGCTTCGGTTACCGTTCTTTTTTTATTAGTTGATTATTTAACTGTTTAATTATATAATATGAGTATAAAGCACATGGAGGTAATTGTTATGGATTATGTTTCTATTCAGGATATTCGTTGCTTGGCCACTAAGTTGAATGCTGAGCCTGCTTATCAGCACGAGGATGAAGACTTCTATGTTGGAGTAACCACTCTGGCAAGTGACATTGAAGAGCTTCAGAGATTTCCTAAGAAAAAAGGCTACTGGAAAGGTGTTCGTAAGCAGAAATGGATCTATGCTCAATGTTCTGAGTGTGGTACTGTTCATGATGTTGCTACTAATTTCTGCCCGGACTGTGGTATTGAAATGGAAAGTAAAGATCTGAAAATGGAGCCAGAAAACAAGATTCAGTTCAACGGCATGGTTAACGGAGTTCCTGCATTTACTGGAACACTTCCGTTGGAATTCAACAAAGAGCGTGCAATTGAAATACGCTTAGATAACAACGAAGGTATCGCATTCATTCGACTTGCAAATCTTGATGGTTTTGCAACTTATGGAATCGAACAAACAAGAGAACATGATTGTGGTCATGGACCTGGATATATCTGGGCTAGTAGAGCAACTGTTATGAACAGAGTTTTTGATGTTGCTCTTATTGATGCTCTCTACAAAGTTGAAGGTAGAAACACTTACAGCTGTTGTGCAATTGATCTCAACACAATGACTCAGTTGCTTGAAGGTACTGAGTACAACGTGGATCCTGTTCCGCGTGTCACCGCAGAAGATATTCATTATGATGTAAAGAGAGTTTGGAGGAGAGTTGATCGTGAAGGGTAAGAAATTTTCTGCTGCGGAGAAACATTTCCAAGAAAAGGAAATTAAACTCCGCAAAGATATCCAGTACTGGCAAGAACTTGCAATTCAACGAGCCGCACATATCAAGGAACTTGAAGCAGCTCTTAAGTCTGCAAATAGTACTGTTGAACAACAAAGAGACTGGATTGAGCGTCTCTTACAATATACTGAGCTGAGTCCCGAAGATATCAAGGCTGCTTGTGAGAAAGATAAAGCAATGGCAGCATGTGCGGACTTAATCTTAGGTGCAAGTAGCTTCTGGAGGTTCTAACATGAGAAATACATACAAAGCTCTCGATGTTAGAGAGTGCCGTGTTCTAGAAAACGTGGAATATCGTAAACCGTATGGCGCCGGTGGCACACCGGATCTGTTTGTGTTCCTCATCAACTTCGTGTTATTGTAATCGCTCAAGAAGACAATGATAAAGCTAGAGTTCGTTTTGAGTTTGTTCAAGCGTATGAATACCAATTTCTAGGCGAAACTCGTTACACTGGTTACATAGGTGATTGGAATCTGATTGTTCCTGGTGACTACTTCACGATTCAGGAGACTGACACTTATGATAAAGTAACTATACTGAGCACACTGTAGTTGATTATTTAACTGTTATATTATATAATCATAGTGTAATAAATAAAGCGAAGGATGTGGTTACCACATGAAGGTTTGCAGGAAAGTTTTTTCTTATACTACACAGTCCTCTAAGGATAAAAACGATCCTATGGATATGGTGTTGAAAGAGCTGAATGAAACTATTGAAGCAGAAAATATCATCAGCATTGAAACAAATTCTTCTCGAGGAGAGTTTCGATATGACCGCGGTAGTTTATTTGACTATGCTTCTATCGACAGAAGTAATGGTCATTGTCCCTTAACAGTTAATGTAACTGTTTTTTATAGAGCTTGATCAAGGAGGATATACAATGCATAACAAATTTGATGTACGTATCTGCAAATGTGGACGAATTCATTTTATCGATAACAATCTCATCGATGAGGCTCTGGAACAAGATAAGAACCTGATGCTGGTATGCGGAGGATGTGGATCCATTCAGCTTATTGGAGCTGATCGTGAAACTGACTGGGTTGATACTGGCAAGACTGTATTCAATATGTATACCTTCAATATTCAGGAAGAACAGCAGATCTGGGATGCCTCTCTGTTTACTGGGAGCGATAAGAAAAAGCCTGTTAGCAAGATCTTGTATGACGCGGGCGTTCAGGTAATGATGCAGAGTGGGTACTTTGCCAGATCTTTTGAAAACGGTGTTGGTAGATTTCAGGATATGTGGTATCCCGATTTTTGGAAGATTCCTGCAAATGCCACTGCACAGGAATACAAAGAGTTCATTGAACAGTGGCAGAAAGATTCTGTAACAGTTAATATGCCGTTCCTGCTTCGTACCTTAACAGAGGAACAAGCTCAAGCTCTTTCTGGTTACATTATTGAGGGGCTTGATTGGAAAGGAACAAAGTTTGAAAGGGAGTGGCACAAATGATTGACGGCAATGTAATCAAGTTTGGATATGGAACAGTAGCAGTTGCAAACAACTATTCCGATGTAGTGTTCACAGCCATTAAACCTCCGCAGGAAGTTGGAAGACAGCTGCAATGTACAGACGAGTTAGAGTATGACTACAAAACTCGAATCAAGATTAGCATGGCTGAACATTATCATGAGCTGAAGGAAAAGTTAAAAGCTGTTTTACAGATCAATGATTCTTGCGTTGTTACTGTTGCGGGATATACATTTGACTTCAGTAACTTTAATCCGAAAAGTGTCGAAGTGATTCTGGATCATGCCACATATGCTTACCACAGTTATATTCGACTTTGTGCAGTTTAAGGAGGCAATACATATGTTTGATAAGGTTAACAAGCTGCTGGAGCAGTACATCGGTGGGCAGATCTTTTTTACTGAGCTTGATAAAGCTGTAAAGTTCGATTCTTGCATCCTTGGTCAGCTTGTGGCTGCCGTAAGGGAAGAATTTGGTGAGAATGTGTGCACCATCGCAAGTGGGGAAATCGGTCTGGCTATGCACAACATGGGAGTTCCCGTTGACTTCCTTGTTCCAGGCGGCCTGAGACACGATCCCTCAAAGATCAATCTGGAGCCTTTCAAAAAGAGCATTGAGGGCAAGGGCTTCGTATTCATTGACGACTCTTACTTCAGTGGAAGAACTGTACTGGTTGTTCGTGAAGAAATTGCTCGTCTCGGTGGCGTCTTCCTTGGCACATATGTTGCATATGATGGCTCCAAGAATAAAGAGTGTGATGTTCATGCTCTGTACAGATACTACGATTATCATGATGTACTCGGCAGACCTCTGAAGAAGGAGGAATAAGAATGAGCAAGAGACTCGAACGATATATCATGGATCGAAACTACCATACTTCTGATGAGGAAATTCTGCGGTTGTGTCCTGATGTAATCGGTATTTTTTACGGATTTAACAACTACATGTGTAACATTACACATATCAAAGAACTGGTGGATGCTGTACATAAAGAGTATCCTGAAATCAAAGAAGAGGATATGAATGTATGGTATGTTGAAAAACATATGTCAATTCGACACGCTGGATATACTGTACTACGTGTATCAATTCCAACCAATGATTATCTACAAATGAGAAAAAATCATGAAATTGGAATTCTGTAACTTGAGGTAACTAATCATGATTCATTTCTACAACGAACAGGAATATGGCTATTTTGCATACGTCGATGACCTTGGCAATCTAGTTATTGGAGAACGTGTTCCCCATAGAGATGTTCTCTGGCACGGTTTCTACAAAGGGGAAGATGATACTCCCTATCTTGACAAGATCAAAGTAGCAAACCCTAAACTTTATAAAAGAATTGTGGACTACTTCGAGAACGGTCCGATGGAAGATTCAGATAGTCTTGCAAGTATTGCTCAATGTAGTAACTACACTGATCTTGAAAAATTGGAAAAGATATTCAAGAGACAAAGAGGTTCCATCTACAAAAATCACATCGAACTTTACTATGTTCTTGCGAGCATGTTTGGAGGATAGAATGGAATCAATCTTACTAAGTATGAAGCCTCAAAGATGCGAAAAAGTTGCATCGGGTGACATAACTATCGATATTCGGAAAACAAGAGTGAATATTGAAACACCATTCAAAGTGTATTTATACTGTACAAAAGGTCGTAGGGCAAAGTCAGAGATTGTTAAAGTAGGTTATGTAATCGGAGAGTTCATATGTAAAAGATTACACTATTTTGCATTCCGTGAGATGTTTGCTCCTCCCTTGTGGGAACAGAGTATAGGTAACGGTTACTATATAACTTGTGGCGAACTCGATAAAACAGGTATGTCTTATGATGAGTTGTGTGAGTATGGCAACGAAAAAGACGTTTACGGTCTAGAAATATCAGATCTTGAAATCTATGATGTTCCAAAACCTCTAAATGAGTTCTACTATGCAGGAGCGCCGGATTCGTGTGAACTTGAGGATGATCTGTGTGCTTACTGCTCTGCCACTGACTACGGTGAAACAAAATGTTATTCTACTCCGAATGGATACTACATGTGCGAAGGTAGCTGGTGTGGTGAAGCATATGACTGCTATCTTGAAGAGAACTACACAATTGTACATCCTCCGAGAAGTTTTTGTAGAGTTGAGGTGATAAGATGACTGCTGAAAATACAATTCAATGGATGATGGATTTCTATCCTGAACTTTACCCAACAAGAAAGCACTGTTTGAATCAGCTGTTCTGTGTTATCGGAAACGGATACAAGTGGATCAATGGAGAACTTGTTGACACCGATCCGGATGAATTTACAAAGCGGTACAAGTTTAAGAAACCAGTTGATAGAGCTGTTAGTCGAAATGAAGAACATTGGTACTTAATGTCTGACTGGCACAAACAACTAAAACAACTTGATCCAGAACATAGAACTCCTATGCAGTATGAATTTGAGTGGTATCCGGTAGCTTCAGAATACTCATATGTTGTCAACTTTCCAGAGGACATAACTCCAAGTTGGAAAGCAGCTATTCTGGAATGCAGAAAGTTACTTGCCTCGGATGGAATTGTGCTCATAGTTGAGGAGGAATCAACATGACTGATGAACAAGCTCTTGAAATCTTACAACAAGATCATCCGAAAAACAAAGATGAGTTTTTTCGAGCTCTTGCATACGCAGCTGTTAAATTTCATGAACGATGTTGGAAAGTATACAACCCCGAAACATTTAGTGACTCATATTCGCTAAGTCAAGGAATGAAAGTACATCTTGGAATCAGATATAGCGATGGATCACGAGGTCGAGTGGATGGAAAAGTTGCATATGATGTTCGTCACAAATGGAAACTAGAAATTGACAGTAGTTCAAAAAATATCTACACTCATGATGCAGTAATCGAAAAGTGGATGCCTTATCCTGATTATCCTAACGATAACTAAGCTAACTGTAGAAATATAGTTAGCTTTTTTTAGTTGATTATTTAACTGTTATCATATATAATGTTAGTATAATAAATAACAGTTAAGGAAGTGCATCTTATGTTTAAGTTCCATACTTATGTTCCCGCTTCTCAGATTTGGCCTACTGCTGAAAATCATGTTGACAAGGGAATGGCCCTTGGCTTAGTAAGAGGCTATTGTGTTGAGGTTAAGCTCAGTGACGGTAGCACTGATTGGTGGTCTTGTGAGTGGATTCAAAGCGAGCCCGAAACTGAATTCAATGATGATTTTCATATTTGGTTGTGGAAGGAAAACTGTGTTGAACTCACCGGTAGAATCTGCTTCAGAGGTTATGGTTTTGAAGAATATGACTTTGAAGAGCGTGAACATGTAGTTCGGCCCATCGATGACGCCGAAGCACTTAAAATCATTCAGAGTGTTGCTTGAGGAGGTAACTGTTATGTATGAAATGAATTTTGTTTGTAAGTGTATCAAGTCCTGTTGGGACTTCGATGTGGACGCTGGAGAGGTTTACAACGGAACTGCTGTTTTCGACAAAAACGGATTTGTTACGTTTGTTATCCACATCTTTGATGACCCTCCTATCCGTTGTGTTCAAGAGTGGTTCGAAGAGTATTTTGAACTTGTACATACAAACAACTAGTTCAGGAGGTTACTAGAATGAGGTTTAATATATTTGAAAGCACCGTTGGTGCATGTGTGGCGGTAGAAGATGCACTCACTGAAAGAGAGGCGTTGATTCAGTATCTTCTAAGACATGAAGAACTGGATGATATTATGTTGTGGAAGTTTACCGATCGTTCCAGCTCGTGGAAACTTGCTAAGTATGATCAGGAAGATGAATACTTGTATGCAAAGTTAGCTCCTCACGAGGATAACTTGTGGGAATTTTTCAATCAACTACCTCAAGGATACGATATGCAGATTTTTGATGCCGAAGGTAAACTTTTGGTAGAAAGTTACAATAGCATCTCAAGTTCAATGGATGATTATAGAATTCAATCCGTAAAAAGATCAGAAACTGATCACACTGTTTTCATTGTAAAAGTTGAGAAGGGAGGGGATGTGTAAACTATGAAAGAATACACGCTTGAAAACATCTCTGAATGGGTGAAGGATCTTGAATCTAAGTCAAAGTTTAGTCAATTCAGAGTATATTGCATTGTTTCGAGGCATGATGAAAATTGTGTAAAACAAAATCATATCATTGAAGCTGCAGGATTGAACAACAGATTTGGTGGCAAACAGGTTCACTGCGTTGGCGAGGATATGGCTGTCATTGAATATCAAGATTCAAGAAGAGAAGAAACTTATTTCATACCTTATGTTAAAGATCATCCTCATTCTTCGGAATGGTTTTCATCTTTTGATTGTGCTCTTCTGGCTGCAATAAGTTTGAAATATACACATAGCGTTGATGGTGGTAAATTTGCTGCAAAAATGTTGGAAGTGAGAGACAAATGCGAGGATTAACTTTGATGCTCGGAGCTATATATCTGTGGTATGTAGCTGCTAACATAAGTAACAAATATGAAAAAGCTAACTTTCTTAGAGGAATATTTGTATTCCTATCTTGGATGTCTTTCATAGCATCCATTATACTAACATGTATCGGGGTATAACTAATGAGTTATGTTCGTGAAAACACAATTCTAACTGATCTGTTGAAGGTTCCTGTTAATGTGCCATTTGGTTGTGGTGGCAGTATATATAGAGTTACAAACTACAACAATCTTCAAGTTAAGTACACACACGGTTGGTGTGAAGTTCATCCCGCAGAAGCTGTAGAGGTATACATCAACAGAAACAAAATAAAGATTTTGGAGGATTATGTATGATTATCCGTAAGGGTTGGAGACGTAAAATATATCGCAGAGATAGCGATATCAGTAAGTACGTTTATGAAGGTTGGTTTTTGCTTGGAATCTTCCCTTTGTATATCCATCGAGTCACTGTATATAACAAGTGACATATACCAGAGAGGATAACTAACAATGGCAACTAAACCTATTACAAATGACACTGAACAACGCTCTGCAACTATTCTACTAAATCATCATAGTTTAGCAATGTGCAACGACAAGACCATGGACAAACTTGTTGAAAATTTTGCACAAGCAAAAGATCTTCTGATTGAAATTTACAAGTACAACGCAAAACGTATTGTTGAGTCACAAGAAAAGAAATAACGCGCACAACTGATTGTGCAAGGATGTGCATAGGAGATAACTACTTTGGGATTATTTACACCGGAACAAAATAAGAAGCTGATTGAAATCTATCCATATTTACAACCTCGCAATGTTTGGACAGATAAGATCCCAGAGGACTACGACTACAGTTACATTCGTGGTGACAGAGAGGTTCCTGATGGTTGGATGCGATTGTTCTTGCTATATTGTAAAGCAATTCGTCCTGCTCTTGTTAACGATAACTATCTCGAGCAATTTCGTTTTTCTCAGGTAAAGGAAAAGTACGGATCAATGCGCTTATATGACTTTGGTGCACCGAAAGAAGTTCGAGATCAGGAATGGCTTTACAGTGGATATAGTGAGTTTGTTTGCCAGCGCTGCGGCAACTTCGCTAAGTATAGAACTTCATACTGGGTGGAACAGCTATGTGAACAATGCTATGATCCGAAGGAGTGTAGCGAGTCTGTTGAAAAAGTTGTTAAACACAGATCTATAACCATTCGTTCCTATGGACGAGATGGAGATACGTCAAGGACTCTATCATACAAAGATGTAAACACTGAGTACCGTAAGTGTATGAAGATGACAGATCAGCAATTCTTCGATTACATTACAAAGGAGGAGAACTATGCTCCAGAAAAACATCGACAAACAGGAACGCAAGAAGCGTGATACTTGGGTTGGATACTACCCTCGTAGAACTCCTACCAAGAAGACGCTGATGGATCGTCAAGATAAAAAGCACAGGAATAAACAAGCCCTGCTATCTACTAAGTGGCGGGGTGATTTTTTGCCAGTTTTTTGGTAGTTTTTCTTAGTAGATCTTGTTACAACTAATCAAGTAGTATACATTATACTCTACAAGTTGATCGCGTTAAAACTTGTTGCACAAAGTGTAATAAATCAAGTTGAATTACAATAATATAATAAATATAATATGACCTGTGGTCATTAACTTGGTTAAAGTTATACAAAGTTGATTGTACGATTTAAGTAAAAGTATGAGGTCTACAACATGAAGATGATTACAGCAAAAGGCTACAAAGCATTCCACGGCAAGATGCTTATTCAGCTTGCTCCAAGTGTAAAAGATGTTGCTCCATTTATCGAGGGCCCATATGATTGGATCTATGATCCTGAAACAAATATGTGGTATTCAGATCATCATTCCTATTCCGGCAACGTAACTACTCCGTTGTTTGATGATTGGAAAGACGAAAAAACAAGTTGATTGTTTTAACAGTTTACAATATAATGTAAGTGTAGATAATAAATTTACAAATGAATTCTCAATCAAGTTATTACATATCTTTTATGAGGAGGAGTTTGTAAATGAGTGAACTACGATATGCTACTGTACGAAAGTATGCTTCTCGTGAGTTAGCAAACAACAACTGTCAACATGCAATAATTGGAGCAAAGATTGTTCAAGAGGATGGTCAGGCTGTTCTAGTTCTTGCAAGTAATCCTGATAGGATTGTTTACATTGTTGATGATGTGTCCTTTGAGAATTACATTCAGATGTTGTTTGATAAGTATCCACAGATTAATTCAATTTGTGCAGTTCATAGATAGAAACGGGCCATTAGCTCAACTGGCAGAGCATCTGGCTCATAACCGGACGGTTCAGGGTTCAATCCCCTGGTGGCCCACCACTATGTATCCATAACATAGTACCTCCTTTCAAATTAAAAGCCTCAATGTGGCACAAGGCTCCAGCTGCAACTGGTTCAGGAGTGCCACACTTCTACGAAATATATCCTTCAATGGTGCAGTTGGTAGACACCGCCTTGCTATGGAAAGGCGTTGCGTTGGTTCGAGTCCAACTTGATGGACCAGAATGTCGTAGATCTGAATCTAGGCGGGGTGGCGAAGTGCCCAAAATCCTCGTGAGGGCAATTGCAGGGGAGCTGCTTCTAGGGCTGAAGGCTCCTTACGACATCTAAATATGATGAGAGCTGGTTACTCTGCTGAGCGGTGAAACGATATATCTGCAGGCGGTGCGTGCACCTACACGACATCATATTTAGCGTTAACCGAACTCTTTACGTGAAGTTGAGTGACTCATACACAGGTAGCATTTACATTAAATCTGCTTCTATAAAGTTATGTTCAAGAGTTGTTAAGAGGATCTGTATGAGAGATCCGTCGGGTTGCAGCGTTTATTTAACAACAAATGAGCAGCATCATAGGCCACTGGCTTGTTACACGACCTCAAGGCGAACAGATAAGATGGATGACGGTGTGGCAACGCAGACCAACTTACGGCTCTGTAACAAACTTGTATAATTGTTACATCTATAGATAGTGTCTAGGCGTTGAGTAGAGGAAATGTAACAAGTTAGTGGTACTAGTTGTTTTCTTAAGATCTGCGGGATTGCATGGAATGGTAGACAGGGCAGACTCAAAATCTGTTGCTCATAAGAGCGTGAGGGTTCGAGTCCCTCATCCCGCACCATACAAAAGATAGTTGATTTAACTGTTATCATAAATTATAATAAGAATGTAAATAATTCATGGAGGTTGATGTTATGCCAAAGCCTGATGGAACTCTTTACAGATGGGAGCTTGCCGAATTGCGCCAAGCGGAAGCAAGTTATGAAAGAGCTGTTCACAGAACAAAGATGACACAAGGATCCTCCTCTCAGCCCTACAATGAGGCGGCAGAGAAAGTTGCGTTTGCTCGTTTGCTATCCGCAAATACAAAGTATGGCGGATACAGACGTTAACAGTTTTCTGTTAGCTGTATAAAACAGTTTGATTAGACGCTAAGTTGCAAGTCGCTTAGCAGCGAGTGAAGGCTTGCCGAAGAGTACAACTTGCATGAATGATTTGAAGAGGTAATTGCACTTCTTGTTGTTCTATGTAAGCCAGTTAGTTGACTCCACACCATTGATGGACTAGATGGTATCAAGTTGATCATTTCGTAGTATAACTATATAATCACTTTATAGATAAGCCCGTGTGGTGGAATAGGTAGACACTTTAATCTTTCGTTGTATATATTACTATAAAATAAATTTGGCCCAATGGTGGAATTGGTAGACACAAGGGACTTGTTGGATGCCAGTGCTAATCGAGTAGGGGCAGCACCTACATCCGACACCAAAAATCCCTCGCTGGAGACAGCGTACCGGTTCGAGTCCGGTTTGGGCCACCAGAAAGATCAATAGTATGAGTACAAAAGAAGATTATAACTTATCTAGACCAAGAATTGCGTGTCCTCATTGTGGTCGAGGAATAACAAAAGCTTGTTATGATCGGCATGTTTCAGTTTGTTTGAAAAATCAGTCACAGATCCAAAGAGAGTCTTACAAGTTAGATCATGATGGTTTGAATTGTAAGTTCTGTGGAAAGTTGTGCAAGAGCACAAACAGTTTGATACAACACGAAATCCGATGTAAAGATAATCCCCATAGGAATTGTCATACCGCTTTGCAAGATCATGTTGCTAACAATGTTAGAGGTCAAACAAAGCATACATCTTTGCAGATACGGAAACAAAGTGAGCGCTTACAAGATCTGTATGCAAGTGGTGAGCTTATTCCTGCAAGTAAAGGAAAGCCTGGAAGCTTTTCCGGATGTAAACACAGCATAGAAACAAAACGCAAGATTGGAGAACATGTTTCTGCGTCACGAAAAGCAGGATATGCTTCAGGTAGAATAACACCAGCAAAGGGTGTTGGTTGTGGTAAGTATTCTTACATACAGTACAAAGACAGAACGTACATGTTGCGAAGCACATACGAGTTCATCTATGCGCTGTATCTTTTGAAGAACGGTATTGAATTTGAACTGGAAGCTATTCGAGTTCCAGCAACAAATTCTTCTACTGTTTCAAACTCAACATTCATTTCAGATTTTAGTTACGATAACAAGGTTGTAGAAATCAAGGGAATTCCAAGCGAAAAAGACTCATGTATAAAAGATGCATTTGAGTCCGCTGGATATACATTTGTAGAACTATTTGAATCTGATATCGCTATCTATAAAGAGTGGCTGAAATCAAACAATATTCCTATCGATGAATTACTAGTTAAAATCAAAGATCATCATGACAAGAAAGACTATTTTGTCTTCACATTTGATAACTAGTTGTTTATACCAATCGCTTGATTCCTGTAGCGTTTGAAACCGCCAATAATGCGACCCAGCGACTAATGTCGCTGCTAAGTGAGGCGTACGAGGAAAGAAGGGTTGAGCGATACAAAGCGTCTTGCTTTTGTTACTTTTTCTTCTGGCGCAGAATACTAAAAGTATCCGTAACGATGCAATACTTCCTAAGACGTGACAGGGTTAGGGATAAGTAAAATCCGACGACAAATCATGGTTGACTGCTGGAATAGACAGCTATTTTTAACATGGAGCGGTACCCAAGTGGTGAAGGGGGCAGTTTGCTAAACTGCTAGGCGGTTAACAGCCGTGCAAGGGTTCGAACCCCTCCCGCTCCGCCAATTCATTCAAAGGCGGTAAGATGGAAAAGTTAACTCCCGAGATTGAAAACTTACTAGCTGGAACATTCAAGCTCCGACAAACACTATCTTCTGTACTTCCTCCCGAAGCAGTTGATTACATTATTGAATTGATTGCAAAGGATGGCGCACATAGAAAATTCTTGGAGATTACAAATATGCAAGATTAAGTTGATTGTTTACATAGTACATTATATAATGTTGACGTGGTTACTAGATAGTTTATGCGGTTAGTCTTGTTTTATTCATTGTATAATATGTTATATAATTCTTCCGGAGTTTGTAACATATGTACATTTGCCCATTTTGTAACAAAGAATGCAAAAATCAAAACAGTTTAACAAATCATAAACGATTTTGTAAACTCAATCCAGACCATATTATTATGCCACCTCATAGGAAAGGCATTCCTTCATGGAATAGTGGCTTGACAAGCAAAGATGATTCTAGAATTCTTTGTGGTTCAGAATTATCAGATGCAGTTAAACAGGGAATGATGAATTCTAATTATATCCCAACAGGACGAGCTTCAACCGATGAGAAAGAACAACTAAGAAGACAAAAGTTGTCCGTGGTAGCAAAAGAAAGAAACTTGGGTGGATATGTTCCAGGCTCTGGAAGAGGCAAGAAGGGTTGGTATAAAGGATTTTTCTGCGATTCTACATATGAGTTAGTTTATGTAATCTTCAATCTTGATAACGGTATACCATTCAAGAAATGTCAGAAAGTTTATCAATATCTGATTGATGGTGAAACTCATAACTATCATCCTGATTTTGAATTAGCAGATGGGACGCTTGTTGAGATAAAAGGTTATCATAACAGTCTTGTTGATATAAAAGCTGCATCTGTTGTAGATACAAAAATTGACATTCTTTATGAGTCAGACTTGAAGTATGCATTTGACTGGGTTGAAAGTCATTATGAATACAAAGAATTATCTGACTTATATGAAAAATAATATTTGGCGGGATACCGAAGCGGTCATAACGGCACGGTCTTGAAAACCGTTGTGTCGGCTCTGATCCGACCCGGGGGTTCGAGTCCCTCTCCCGCCGCCATAAACAATTTACTACTTGATTGAAAGTAGTTGAAGTTATTTACATTCTATCATATAATATGGATGTAAACGATAGATAAATTCTTAGATGATTACAAGGAGATGACCTGTATGAGCAAATTGTCTAATGCAGCAATGGAAATGCGTGAAGAGGCAACTCTGCGCAGAGACGAAACCGTCGTCAATTTTATGGGTGGTGACTCTTATGTTATCAACCCTCTGGACACCTTGAAGATGATTACCGCGTCTTCTATTTATGGTGAGCCTTCCTATTATCGGGATAGTGCTAGCGCAAAGAAGACTTGCGGTAAATACACTCTGGATAGTCGGTATGTTACTGACTCTGTTATTCCTTCCGAGTATGAAGGTAAGCAGACCAATGTGGTTATGGAGGAGGCAATTGATGCCGCTCTGAACTACGATTTTGCAGGAACTTTGCAGTGGGCAATTGAATTGCGTAATGAGTTCAATATGCGCTTGAATCCTCAGGTAATCATGGTTCGGGCTGCCCTGCATCCGAAGCGTGCTGAGTTTACTGCAGCAAATCCTGGTGAGTTTGATAAGATCAATCAGCAGGTGATGTCTCGTGCCGATGAGCCGATGACTCAGATGGCTTACTACTTGTACAAGAACAAGGGCAAGAAGAACAACATTCCTTCTGTTATTAAGCGCTCTTGGGCAACTAAGCTGAGTAAGCTCGGCAGATATCCTGTTGCTAAGTACAAGAATCATGAAATCGGCATGATCAATGCGGTTCGTTTGTGTCATGCAAACTCAGCTGTCATTGATGAACTGATGACTTCTGGCACTGTTGAGGTGTCTGAAGATAAGAAGACTTGGGAGAATCTTCGCTCCGAAGGCAAGTCTTGGAAGGAAATTTTCCAGACTGTTGATATGGGTCACATGGCTCTACTTCGTAACCTGCGCGGTGTATTCAGCGAGGTAGACGATGTAGCATTCTGTAAGGAATATCTGGATAAGCTGAAGGCTGGTGTTCTTACCGGCAAACAGTTCCCGTTCCGTTACTATGCAGCAATGAATGCTGTTAACAGCAGTAGCAAGTGCAATCATCGTTCTATGATCATTGATGCTCTGGAGGAGTGCTTTGACATTGCTCTTGAGAACTATCCTAAGTTAAAGGGCAAGACGATGTGTCTGTCTGATAACTCCGGGTCTGCTTGGGGCACAATGAACTCTGAGTATGGCACTGTTACAATTGCAGAAATTGACAACTTGTCTTCCGTTATTACTGCAGCTTGCTCCGAAGATGGTTATGTTGGTGAATTTGGTGACAGACTCATTGTTCATCCTGTTAGCAAGCGTCAGGGCGTCCTGAATCAAGCCAAGCAGATCTCTATGGATCGCGGTCGTAAGGTTGGTGGTTCCACCGAGGGTGGTATCTGGGAGTTCTTCTACAATGCTATCCAGAACAAGGAACATTGGGATAACATCTTCATCTACTCTGACCAGCAAGCAGGCCATGGTGGTTTGTATGGTACTTCCACTCAGTCTGCTAAGTACTCCAAGGCAGGATTCGGCTGCGGTAGTGCATGGGGTGGCAACTACATCAACGTGTATAAGTTGATCCTGGAGTACCGTAAGAAGGTTAATCCTCATGTTAACGTCTTCTCTATTCAGACTGCAGGTTATGATAACATTGTAATTCCTGAAATGGCTTATCGTACTGCTATTCAGTATGGTTGGACCGGCAAGGAAGCGGTGTTTGCCTCTGAATACATTCGTCAGTGGAATGACATTGAAAACCGTAACTAACTAAAGTAGATGGCTGAAGCGGCCGTAACAGTTCCTTCAAAAATAACATCTTACATACTCTACAAATGTTTTCTTTTGAACTCTTTTATAACTTCACCTCCTGTTATAAATCCATTTTTTCAAACTGTTACATTTCATTCTCAGCCTTTACATAGATAAACTAGATACTACGATTGTTGATGCAGTTGGTCCAGTTACTTCGGATAATAAATTTTACTGTCAAACAAAATTTTAGTTGGTTCAAATCCAACAACGTCTATTGCGGGCGTAAGTGCTTATGCTGGAACAGTATTTCTCAACAATCTTTGAAAACATAGTTTGCTGATGCAGCTGAAAGAGTTACTTCAAATTTGACTGTTAATCAAAAACTTGAGACCACATATCTCTTTCCTTTATTCTCAGCTTCTATATAACAATAAAATATCATTTGTGATGCAGTCGAATCAGTTACTTCTTGCTTAGGGAGCACGGGGTCGTGGGTTCGAGTCCCACCTGTTCGTTTAAGCAGCGACAGTAGCTCAGTCGGGAGAGCACGTACAATAGTATTCACTGGTTCATTTATTCTCACAAATTGTTATTGTATAATATATCATATGTTTCGATGCGGTAGTTCGAGATACTTCAACATTGTTTTTCTGGATGTACTTAAGACCTTGAACAATTGTTCTCGAAACATCTTATGGGCCCGTAGCTCAGTTTTGGGAGAGCATCTGATTTGCACTCAGAAGGTCAGGAGTTCGAGCCTCCTCGGGTCCACCAGCTTACTCGAGTAAGACGCTTGTCAGTCAAGTGGTGGAACATCTGATGGTTGACGCTGTAAAAGTTAAATGCGTTCGAGTGCGGAGCGAAGGTTGGTCGCCGCATAAACATAAATTGTATATAAAGATATAAGATATTATGAAAGGGTTATGCGCCATGTTTGAACTTAGATTTGAACTCAATATGGATAATGGTGGATACCCTCATTATGATATTTTTAACAATCGTTGTGAAAGAATAACATCACATGTATTGCGAATAACTTGAATGTACAGTATATATAACTGATCAGCATTGAGTGTTCGCAAGAATATTCAATGCTTTTATTTTTAGTTGATAATTCCTTGTGCATATTATAACATATGTATATAGAATAATAGATATTCCCCTATAGCTCAGTTGGTAGAGCGGCGGACTGTTAATCCGTGTGTCGCAGGTTCGAGCCCTGCTGGGGGAGCCATAAATCACGGTTTAGTTTAAGTGTAAAACATCCGAATCCCAGGAACAAGACCACATTTAATTATGTGAAGATATGTAAGGTCAAGACTTACAGCCGTGTCCAAAAATAAGGGTCGGTAGAGCGTAGTTGGTACCGCACCGGACTGTAAATCCGGTCCTTATTGGCAGCGCTGGTTCGAGTCCAGCCCGGCCCACCAATGCTTACTTTGATGAAGATGAATGTAGTCAAGTAGAAAACTTATGCCTAAGTGTACAGTTGATCATCCGGCTGTGCAGGGACAGGATAAAACGTCGGGGAAGTTTAGATTAGTGTCACCTGTCATCCTACTTAATATATTTCCGGGTGTAGCTCAGTTTGGCTAGAGCGCGTGATTTGGGATCACGAGGCCGCGAGTTCGAGTCTCGCCACTCGGACCACATGTCGTCATCATACAGCGGTTAGTATGCCAGACTGTCTCTCTGGTCACAGGGGTTCGAGTCCCCTTGACGGCGCCATTCTTTCATTATTGAGGAAACATTATGGCACTTGGTTTTAGTGATTTACTTGAGTCTATTGAAGATGCATCTGAAAGTTATGATTCTGGCTGTTCTCTTTTAGCAACTTCAGATGATCTTGAATATACAAATTCGACAAGTGACAAACATGATTCTTCTTGCTCTTTATTAAATCCAACAGATTGAGGTAACTAAGAGATGACTCAGTTTCAATTTGATATGATCTGTAAGATTATTCAGAATGGTGCTCCTGTTCTTGCAAATGAACTTTGTGGTGCATTGAATGATCTTGTTGTTGATTATAACAAACTAGTTGAGCGAATACAGAGTATTCAGGAAACAGATGTTGAATCTAAGGATGAAAATCCTTCCTGATATGCTCCCGTAGCTCAATTGGTAGAGCGGCGGATTTATACTCCGTTTAGCACCAGATTAGTGCAAGGTTCTCGGTTCGAGTCCGAGTGGGAGTACCACTCAATCTGATAACTAGGAGTTGATTTACTTGAGTTCTGAAAAGAAGTGCTCTGGAGTACAGCGCATAACATATGAGGAGTTTGATAAACTACATACAAAGCAGCTGATAGCTATGCGACATACGGTAACTGATCCTTATTTCTGTGATTATATTTGTCCTGGCTGTTGTGCAAGGTATGAATGTGAAGCAGCTCGAGAACATAATTATAAAACTCTTAGAGAGGTTCTTGCTACAAGACCTCATGTGCTTAACAAACAAGAAAGTAAAGCACTTCGTAAACAGCGCAAGAAACAAGGTAAATAAGTTGATACGGGCAGTTAAGTATGTTTACGATATAGCTTGTTTAGCTCATGACTGTACTAGCGTATGTGTAAAAACTTAGTCGGTGCGCAACGATGTTCTTCGGACGCTGTCCTTTGATTTGCCTCAGTCGCCAAGCGGTAAGGCACGGTCTTCATACGGCCGCTATCGTAAGTTCAAATCTTACCTGAGGCACCAAGAGGAGATAACTAATGGTTGGTCAGAATTATACTTTTACAATGACTCCTGAAGAATACCATCTATATGAACAATGGTGCAAAGAAAATCATCTGGATGAATATTCAGGGGCAGCTGGTGGTAATGTGGGGTTTGAAATTATTCCTACATCACTTGGAGAAATTGTAACAGTTTTTGCTCATATTGTTGTTCGTGATGAACTTGGTGAAGTCAGTCATGATAAGAATGGCGTTCCTAAGAGAAAGCGGATTGAATATGTGCTTCGTGATATCTAATATGCTTCCGTAGCTCAGTTGGCTAGAGCACCTGACTCTTAATCAGGGTGTCCTCGGTTCGAACCCGAGCGGGAGTACCAATACATACATCCGTAGCTCAGTAGGAATTAGAGCGCTTGACTACGAATCAAGAGGTCGTGGGTTCGAGTCCAGCCGAGGACACCAAAACTTGTATATGATTTCATATAGAATTATATAGAGGTTGAATATGAAATTCAAACGTGTAAATGATATTGATGAGCGATTTACTAACGAGTATAGTAAAAAGGATCATCACTCTCGACATGTTGTTAAGAATCGAGAATATCCACCCATAACAGAAACAGAGTATGAAGCAATTGCGGACAAGCTTGCTCTCACACCTGTAGATCACAGAACTATCTTCGGTTATCAAACAACTGCTCCTGAAGGTGACTCAAGAGTTCGGTATGCAAAGTATAACAAGGAAACCGGTGATTTTGTTGTATACGGATACAAAGGCTCGGAGCCAATGATTATATCTTTACACAAGAAAACATGGCGCCAATTCAATACTGATATGACTGTTAAATATCAGGATGAAATTCCTGCAGGAAAATAAGTTGAATTATTTCCATACATATATTATAATTGTAGTATAATAATTGTGGAGGGAATAGTTATGAAGAGAATCAACGAAGTTCTTGCTCAGGATATCATAGATGAACAGATTGCCTCAGGATATCAGTTGACAGTGTGTCCTGTTTGTGGTAATGAGACTTTTGATGATTATTCCATCTGCCCGCACTGTGGTTGGGAACAGGACGGAACAGTTGATCTAGATCAGTATTCTTCTGCAAATGGTTCCTCCATTCATGAATATAGAAAATCCTTGTAAATTTACACGATTTCAATGATTTTCCTTGTATACATTATATGTAAATATTGCAGAGTAGAGAAGTGGCCTATCTCGCAAGCCTCATAAGCTTGAGACCGTTGGTTCGAATCCAACCTCTTGCAACCATAAATCAGATGCTATTTGGTAGTAAAAGTACGATGCCGAAAGGTAAGAAAATAGCTATGTCCATTTCTTGCGACCTTTTAATGGTGAAGATATAGTGGTCTTCACGAATGGATGTCCTGCTTGGAGAATCGGGAGTGCAGGAGTAGCATCATAAGACCACATCGGGAAGTATCCTCACGCTATATCACAAGACGGTATGGGATGACTTAATAGAAAGTAGAGGCTAGTGGTGTCTTTGTGTTTCGCTTCCCGCTCATTTGCCGGTATAGCTCAGTTGGTAGAGCAGCTGATTTGATTATTGTATATAAATATGCATAAGTAATAATGGAGCATATTTATATGAGCGAAGAAACTAAGTTTCAGTGTGAATACTGTAATAAAATATGCAAAAATGCTAATAGTTTAGCACAGCATCAGATAAGATGTTCTTCAAATCCAAATAGAATTCACTCTTCCTTTGTTGCTGGTTTTAATACAAAAGGAAGACAAGCTTGGAATACTGGGCGTACAAAAGAAACAGATGAGCGTGTGGCAAAACAAGCGGAACAACAACGCAAGTTTTATGAAACACATCCTGGAACATTTACAGGAAAGACTCATACTGAAACATATAAGTTAATGATGAGTGAACTTGCTCATGAACGAGGCCTTGGTGGGTTCAATATGAGAAGCAAGGGCATTCATTATCATGGATCAAAATTAGATTCAACTTATGAGCTAGCTGTTGCTCAGTCTCTTGATGAAAACAGTATTGTTTGGGAGAGACCAAAATCATTTACATATGTTGGATTTGATAACAAACAACATAGATATGTCCCTGATTTCTATCTTCCAGATTATGACATTTATCTTGATCCGAAAAATGATTTTCTAATCAACAATGTTAATCCTGGTCTTGGTTACAATGACTGTGACAAGATTAAACTTGTTGAACATCAGTTGGGAATTAGAGTCTTAATTCTTGATTCAGAGCATCTTACATGGGACAAGATAAAATCTAAGATTGATGCCGAAGTCCCATAGCGGCCGATTGGACCGGATTTGTAACCCGGTGGCTCCTGCCCGCGTCGGTTCGAATCCGACCTTCGGCTCCATAAAAATTGAATCTTGACAAGTGCATAGTAAAATATATAATCATTGACAACTCAGTGCAGAACGAATACCATCGTGCTGAGAACTCGATCCTGCCTGCGGGCGCCTGGAATGCGAAAAACATTCACGAACGATAGCTTGTGATAGCTAGAGGGTTTATGGAGTGATTCATAGATTCCGCCTCTGAACTGAGGTCCAGGATGGAAGGGTGTGCTGACATAGTTGTAATCAAAGATACCGTCTTATCGCTCCCACAATAGACAGCTTGGTTAACAGCCGAGCCGAATCCAAGTTAGGTATTAGCTGGTGACTGTTACAAACCTTGGAAAGACCAACAAGGAAGTTTGCGTTGATCCCTCAGCAATGAGGAGTATAAGATAAGGTCGGAGGTGCGAGTAGCTCAAACGCAGTCGACTTAAGATGAAAAAATGCTATAAAGAGCTTGTAGATAGTAATAGAAAGTTACTAATATCAAATTTCTGAATGGCGAGTGAAAGTTGCAAGTAATCAGTCTTGTACAGGAATTATAATGGAGAACGGTGAGTGAGCCTTAAGGTCAAGCCGATGGCTCCTCAAGGAAGTTGGAAGGCTTCTGGGGCAAGAAGTTTATAGTGGACGCATTGTAAGCTCAGACTTGTCTCCCTGTTGATCGAATATGGTTGAAGGCTAAACAGTTGGTAAGGCGAAGGCCTGTTGATGAACTTATATATTTTACTATGTGCTTGTCGTGCGTTTTCATTCCTCCTTTCGTGATAACGAGCTTGTCGATTATTCGGCGAGCTCGTTATTTGTTTGTTTATTTCTACAATAACTGTTTGTTTATAGTTGATAGTTTCTTAGATCTACTATATAATAAGAATGTAAAATATGATATGGAGGCGTATTCATATGGATGAAATCAAATATGCAAAGTGTTCTTTTAACAAGGCAACAGGTCAAATTGAAGATTCTGATCTGGAATGGCTGGAAGGAACAGAGGAGTCCGCTTGTAAGTCTGTTCGAGATGACAGCACTACTTGTGTCCTATTTTTCCCCAAAGATGTTCCTGGTAAGGGTCATCCGGTTATTCCAGAGGTGTCCAGAGCTATGTTTGAAGTAGATCCTGCTATCTATGGTGTCTGTTACTACAAGGGGTGGAGTGGCTATGTGTTTGAGTGATGAGAATGTTAATCTTCGTCATATCTTCAAGATTGAAATTTACAACAGCATTGGTCCTTTTGAACAGGACGAGGTAATTCTTTACAATGCGGATAAGATTGATGAAGAAACTGCCCTTCAAGTTGTAAGTGCAGGAGCACATAGTAAGTATGTGCTGCACATGAGTAAGCGACATTTTGAAGCTCTATTTTTGAACAAGGAGTGTGACGACAGATGTCTTTTGGTATGATACAGTACAAGAGTCCTTTTAGACCTGTTCCTCGTGATCGTAATCATGTTTGCGGATTTTGTGGAACGCGTGTTGATGTCAAGTACTCTTACGATGTTGACTCGTCCGATAAATATCCTGAAGCGTCAAGGGAGACTGAAACATCTATCTACAGTTGCAGTTCATGCACTCTTAGACGGATGTTTACTTTTCCAAACCATCAATTTGAATATGATTTCAATATTGCAGATCCGTACAAGTTCATGTCTACTCTTCAGCGCATGTACAAAGATCTAGAAACTCAGAAAACTTTGTTTCACAAAACTTGGGTATACTGTTACGGCTGTAAAGCTTATGTTAGAGTTGAAGACTCTATTGTGACAAAAGATGAAGATCAGGATGTACTGAAATGCGCTACATGTGATTCTATCTTGAGGGATTGAGAATGAAAAGAATTCTATTACTGAGTTTGCTGATACTGATTATGATGTTTCTGTGTGCGTGTGATTCTACAATGGATACCGTAACAACTGTTACTACTGGAAATATCCATGTGGAAAGACACTATCAAGATAACGGTGACTTGGTCTGCATCAAAGAGACAAACACAGAAACTGGAGTTATTGTTACTACATATTTTTACTGGCAACATGATCAACACGGACGCCGTACTCTTTCTGGAACTGAATGTATTACTGTTGATGGTGATGGTAAGATTGTAGCTCACGAGTTTAGTCCAGGGCATAGTTGATAAAACAGTCCTGTTACTATAATATATGTAATGTCCAAAATAAATGAACGAAAGGATGATGTATGTTAACTTATCTTATCCCCGCAGCGGTAGTCGTTGCCTTGCTGATTCTGTTGTTTATTACAGGTTATGTCAAGTCACCCCCTGATACCGCTTATCTTATCAGTGGTGTTCGGAAGAAAACTGTCATTGGTAAGGCTGCTCTGAAGATTCCCTTCTTTGAGCGAATTGACAAGCTGACTCTAAAGTTGATTCCTATTGATGTGAAGACTTCAAGCACAGTTCCTACTGCAGATTACATTGACATCAGTGTTGATGCAATCGTAAACGTCAAGATTTCAAGTAAGCCTGAACTGCTTGCTCTGGCTGCTGAAAACTTCCTAAATCAGCCGATGGATTACATTGCTCGTGTTGCTAGAGAAGTGCTGGAAGGCAACATGCGTGAAATTGTTGGTCAGATGAAGTTGGAAGAGATGGTTACTGACCGTCAGCTGTTCTCAGAAAAGGTTAAGCAGAATGCTGCTCCCGATCTGGCTGCAATGGGTCTTGAAATCGTTGCATTCAATGTTCAGAATTTCGACGATCGCAACGGCGTAATTGAGAATCTGGGTGTTGACAATGTTGAGCAGATTCGTAAAAAGGCTGCTATCGCAAAGGCTGATGCTCACAAGGAAATTGCAATTGCCGAAGCAAATGCAAGTAAGGATGCAAATGATGCTCAGGTAGCATCCGATCTGGAGATTGCTCGTAAGCGGAATGAGCTTGCTTTGGAGCAGGCTGAACTTCAGAAGAAGGCTGACATCAAGTGGGCAGAAACCGAAGCTGCAAAGGGCATTCAGGCTGAGGAACAGCGTAAGATTCTTGAGATTTCTACTGCAAATGCAAATCTGGCTAAGCAGGAGAAGGAGATTGAGCTGAAAGCTCGTGAGGTTGAGATTACTGAGCGTAGACTGGAAGCAGAAGTCAAGAAGACTGCTGATGCAAAGAAGTACGCAGCTCAGCAGGAAGCAGATGCTAAGTTGTATGCCACTCAGAAGCAAGCTGATGCAGATCTCTTTAAGCGTCAGCGTGAAGCAGAAGCTGAGAAGTTCGAAGCAGAACAGAAGGCTGAAGCAACAAAGGCTGCATCTGATGCTCAGAAGGTTGCTATGGAAAATGAGGCAGCAGGTATTGCAGCAAAAGGTCGTGCTGAAGCTGAAGCAATTCGAGCAAAAGCCGAAGCCGAAGCAGCTGGTATTCTGAAGAAGGCAGAAGCAATGGAACGCTATGGTGAAGCTGCAAAGATGGACATGCAGCTCCAGGCTCTCAAGGTTTACTTTGAGCAGCTTCCTGCAATGGCTCAGGCAATCGGTGAAGGCTATCAGGGTGTTGACAAGATTGTCATGATGGGATCTGATTCCAATCAGCTGGCAAACAACATCATGAATACTACCACTCAGTTGAGTGAGGGTATGGCAGCAAGCCTCGGAATTGATCTGAAGACTCTGCTGGCTGGTGTGCTGGGACACACTATCGGTAGTAAGTCAAGCTGCGACTGCGGCGGCAACTGCCACGAAAAGTAAAGCTCATCTTACATAGTAAAAATAAGCTCGAGATGAAACCTCGAGCTTATTTTTTATAGTTGATTAAACAACAGTTTCTAAATATAATGTTAATATAAAAGTAATGGAGGAGTTCAATATGCCAACATTTTCTGTCTTCACACCCACTTCAAATTACAAAAATTTAACATTCCTGGAAACTTTGCACACAGTAAATGAGTACATTGCAAAAACCGGCGACAATGAAATTCCAGTTATAATGTTAGAAGAAACTGGAGAAATGGTAAATCAGTATATTTTCTTCGTGGATAATGTACCTTATCAAATCACGGACCTACTTGAATTACTTCCTTATATCCACAGATTTCACGAAATCAAAACTTGCTTCGGAATTCTGTGGTTCAATGATTAACAGTTGGAGGTAGAGTAGAATGAAACCTGAAGATTTTATCATTGGTTGTGACATGGATGACACTTTGACACATCTTGTCACACCTTGGATTCAGTATCTGAACAATAGATACGGAACACATGTTGATCCGTACAAAGAACTTCATTGGGACATGAAAGTTCAATATCCTCAGCTGACATACGAGCAGATTTTTGAACCTCTGTTTGAAAAAGAATTCTGGAAACACGTTACGCCACTTCCTGGTGCTGTTAACATTGTTAAGAAGCTTATCGATGAGGGATTTCAATTCTATATTGTTACATCTACACACTATCGTAGTTTAGCTGATAAACTTCCTGATGTACTTTTCAAATATTTTCCGTTCATCGATAGACACAATGTCATCATTACATACAACAAACAGCTGATCAACTGTCATGTTCTGATTGATGATGGTACACATAACATTGTTGGTCCGTACAAAGGATTGCTGATGGACGCTCAGCACAACAAGTCTTTCAAAGAAACAGATTTTGACAATGTGAAACGAATTTACAGCTGGGCTGAAGCATACGAAGAAGTTCATAAAATCTATAATCAGTATAAGGAGAGTGTCTATGACGATAAGCCAGATTATTCAGTTATGGATGAAGCACACTGATTATGATCCTGATAGAAAATCTTTCTATCTCGGATCTATGATAAGCGAGGCTCATACTTGCACTAAGCTCATGTCAGAACTGAGCAACGAATATGACAATTCAGGTATGCTTGCTGTTCTGTACGCTAAGAGCTGTTATGAAGATATGTTACACGGATTCCGTATCAATCTTGAAGAGTTTGTTAAGGACAAAACTGTAATTCAAGAATACTGGAATATGTGGGATGCATTCAATTCCCCTGTTGTTAAGGAAGCTGAAGACCATCTGATTCAAATCTTCAATGCTCTTGTAGCTAAAGTGTCCGGATGTAAGCTTCTTGGAGCTGGTAATCGGGAAGAGGATCTTCAGCTGCTCTACAGCAGTGTTTCTAAAGTAACAGAATCCTTGTGTAAATGCAAAGTGGAATCATTCCTGAAGGGCGCACCGTGTCTCGGCGAATTGAATCATGTAAGTGGAATCATTGAGGTGTTCCCTACTCTTGCACAATGTCTAAGAACTGTTGAGTGCAGAGTTGATGGTGTGTATATTGCTTACATATCTCAGTACAACTCTGCTGGTGGTTATTTTACATTCATTCTCAAGAGTAACGGCAATATCATTTCTATCAATGATCGTATTGATGAAACATATATCGGTCAGCACGGAAACAGCCGTAACGGTAGATGGACCGAAAAGGCTCTGTTTGATCTTTTTCCTTATGACGAGATCTTGAAGTTTAGCTCTTACGACTATAAGGGCTATGCCACTAAGTGGGATGTTAAAGAAATTGAGGATGCTGGTTTCCCGCTGAAAAATCTCACGCAAGAATCTTACATGGCTGTTCTTCTTGCCATCATTCTTATTGTTAAAAAGTATGCAGGAAGAGACATTACCGATATTACGAGAAAGTTTGTTGACACACTGTTAACTCCGAATCTGAATCTTCTTGAAGCACATGTTGATACTACTGCACTAGTGCCTGTAACTAACAGCGCTATTGTTGCATACACCAATGAATGGAAGCCAACCATTGATACCGCGACTGTAATGAATCCTGATAGCGGAAAGAGATTTGACTACGCCACCAACAAAGATTCAGGGAAGTCGTATGAAGAGATGGGGTGCTTCAAAGGTTTCAATCAAGAGTTTGTAGACTTGTATGGTGACGATTTTATTCTTGATCCTTCCAAAGTTTTCTATACTCCGGATAGATTAGCTATTACCGATGGAGGAGAAACCACAATGCGCTGTGCGGAGTTTGTAGGCACAAGAGAAAAATTTGATCTTGAAGTGTTTCGTCAAAGTAGAAAACAACTGGCTGATCATATTAACAAGCGTATGGTCGAAGAGTACGAAGCATTCGGTGGTCACGAGGCAGTTATGAAGTGGTTCTATGGTCTTGTTATCTCAAACAAGGAAAAACTTACACAGCTTGCTCTTGATGAATGGACTGCAATCATGGTTGATAAAACAAAGCATAACTATGAGTCTTCTCCTGGTTGGATACCTTGTTCTAGAGAACTTCATACAAGCATTCGAGAGACAGGTGAGTTCTACGGCATCATCGGTCGAATGGTGAACGAACCGCAAGACCACAAAACTCATCACAGATGGGACTGCGAATGGTCGGAACACTGGAAATGTCCTGTTACTGGAACTACTGCAAATGTTTGGTTTACTTTCCTACCTTGCAGTTACACGGAGATTGAGAGAATTTTCGGCGTTGAGGTTCCGAAAGTTATGAAGGGCTATACCATCACAAGTAGCGTTGATGGATTTGCAAAGGGTAACAGTATTCTGGATTCTACAGATGCAGTTGCTGACGTGGATCACATCTACTCCTCCAGAAGTAAGGCAGCAAGTATGTGCAAAGATCGTCCTAACAGCAGATTTGAGTTCAGCATCGGCTTCAGTAAGCGTGGATTAAATCGACTGTTGAAAGAACGTCAAAATAACAGTTGATTATTCACTTCCAATCCTTTATAATATAAACATAAAGGATTGGAGGTTTACATTATGGCAATCAAAGACATCGTGAAGGATACAACTATCCTGACTCAAAAGAGTGTTCCTTTTGTTTTCGGTGAGGATGATGCAATCATTCAGGATCTGCAGGACACTGCAACTGCTCATGAAGATAACTGTGCAGGTCTTGCAGCTATTCAGCTCGGTATTCCAAAAAGAGTCATTGTGGTCAAGGAAGGCAGTAATTTTGTTACATACATAAATCCCGTCATTGTTAAGAGAAGTCGTGAATCCTACATGGCAACGGAAGGCTGCCTCAGCTTGGAAGGTCCTCGTACTGTTAAGAGATACCGATCTGTCATGGTAAGTTATACTACTGCCAATGGCAAGAAGAGGTCCAAAACATTTAACGGTTTTGTGGCAGAAATTTTGCAGCACGAGATTGATCATTGTAACGGTGTACTTATTTGAGAGGAGGAACTATTACATGACGTATGCGGAAGAGACAACAGCTGTTGTTAAGATCTGGATCGATGATGTTCGTCCTGCTCCTCCCGGATACAAGTGGATAAAATCCACAAATGAAGCCATTCGATATCTTCAAGAATGTCAGTGGTACGATCGCTATGTTGTTGATGTCTCTCTGATCATCGATATTGATCATGATGCAGGAGATTATGCAGCTGATGGTGGTGACTACATTAAGATACTCGATTGGATGGAAAGTGAGCGTCTTGGCGCTACATTCCACATTCACTCTATGAACCCTGTTGGAGTTCAAAATATGAGAAACATCATTCAGAAAAATGGTTGGAGGGAAATGAGATGATTATTTTCGTCATTGCTTGGCAATTTTTTGGTGCACTTCTACTGGTCTGTATTAGCTGTCTATCGAAGGAAGGCTTCATGCGTGAGTTCACCGGATGGGAATTTGTAAATCCGTACTGGTGCTACAAATTTAACAAGCATGTGAATGTTTTCGGAGCTCTGATGCTTGCACTGATGTTTACTGCAATCTGTCCTGCTGGCGCAGTTTGTTACTGGTTCTACAAGCTCTGCACCTTCGGCAGAAGAAAGCAGTAATCAATACTGAAGATTAAAATTGGAAGGTTGTGGTAAGTATGTTACGAAAGTATTTTGAGAATACACGACACTATACTTGTCCAGAATGCGGTAAGGATTTCAGTTACAATTTCTTGCAGTGGTTCTGGACAATGATGCATTTTGACATCACTCGTCACAGATATGTTAAATGTACACACTGTGGAAAGCGTCACTGGTTGCAAGCAAAGAAGGTGATGTAAACTATGCAGTTGTTTATTTTATTTACTGCATTAACAACTCTCAATGTCATTGTAAGCACTATCAAGTCTATTGTGACCATCAAGTCTGGAAAACTTGCTGCTGCACTTGTTAACGCGTTAGCATACGCGATAAATACAGTTGCAATCGTCTATACTGTATGTGACTTGCCTCTGTGGTTGAAGATGCTTGTTGTAGCTGTTACAAACTTCATCGGTGTGTTCATTGTAAAGTGGGCCGAAGAAAAGGCAAGAAAGGACAGACTCTGGAAAGTTGAAGCTACATTCAATCACGATGACAACCTGATCAGAGAGCTCAAAACTTGGTCAGAAAAATATGACATAAGCACTAAGTATTCAGATATTGTGAAGTACTATGAAGTGGATTTCTATGCTAAAACCAAACACGAAAGCTCGCTCATTCGTGAATTCATAAAGACTCACAATGGTAAGTATTTCGTTACAGAGAGTAAAGAGTTATGATTGAAATTGGTAAAACTTACAGATACAGTTATGATGATCATCCAACAAATAGAAGTGCAGCAATTGTAGAGGTTGTTGGAATGTTGTCAGATGAAGTTGCAGTTGTTAAATTTCATAAGGTTTTGTGTGACCAAACTGGTAACGGTTATTTTGAGTACCTGCAACGAAGCGGTCACACAATGAATGTTACTGCAAGTAGATTAAAACAACTGTAATTTTATAGTTGAATGATTCTAACTGTTACTATATAATGATAGTATAATAAATAACCTGATGGAGGTAACTATTATGGCACATGAAGTTGAGTCTCTGATGTATACTTCTAACGACAAGAACGGCCGCTTTGTTCCTTGGCATGGTCTGGGAACTCCTGTTCAGGAATCTCCTACGAGTGCTGATGCACTCAAGATTGCTGGTTTGGACTGGAGAGTTGAGGCTAAGCCGATCTATACAAACGATGGAATCAAGATTCCTGGCTATGTTGCAAATACCCGTGACAGCGACAACAGTGTTCTGGGTGTTGTTACTGAAAAGTACAAGATCGTCCAGAACGAAGATGCTTTCGCGTTTACCGATTCTTTGATCGGTGGCGATGTTCGATACGAGACCGCAGGTAGCCTCCGTAACGGTAAGAGCACATTCCTGTTGGCTAAGCTGCCTGATACAAAGATTCTGGATGATGCTTTCGGTCAGTACCTTTGCTTTACCAACACTCATGATGGTAGCGGTGCTGTTAAGGTCATGATGACTCCTGTTCGAGTTGTGTGCAACAATACGCTGAACCTTGCGCTCAATACTACAAAGCGCATGTGGACTTGTAAGCACATGGGCAGCATGAAAGACAAGCTGCACGAAGCTGAGGAGACTCTCGGCTTTGCTCACAAGTATATGGACAATCTGGCTGTGGTAGCAGAGCGTCTGGCAAATGTTTCTCTTCGTGATGAAGAGATTCAGGCAATTGTTGCTGAGCTCTTTCCGATGGACGAAAACAGCTCTGATCGCACAAAGGCAAACATGCAAAAGGCGAAGCAGGAATTCATGGTGGCTTACTACATGCCTGATATCGCGAAGTTCCGCAATACTGCATGGGGCTTGCTCAATGCAACAAGTGACTGGATGAGTCACACTTCTCCTCAGCGTAACACTCCTACCTATCAGGAACGTAACTTCGAGCGCATCATTTGCGGTCATCCTATTCTTGATGCTATCATGAAGAAGGTTGGCGCAGGAGTTGAGACCTAATCCAAATAAACAGTTGATTATCTGTCAACAGGAATCTATAATATAACTGTTGACAGATATTCTTTGTAAAGGAGAATCATTGTGAGTAAGGAATATACTTCCGAATCAATTCAAGTGCTTGACGACATTGCACACATGCAATTGCGTAGAGGCATGTATATCGGTGAAGCTAATGATCCTCGTCAGCTGTTGTCTGAAGTTTTTGACAACGCGATTGATGAAGTGCAGGCAGGCTTCAGCGACGAGCTGGTAGTTACAATTGACACAACTGCAAACAAGTACAGTGTAAGAGACTTCGGTCGAGGTATTCCTCACGGCAAGAAGACTCTTGAGAATGGAACTCAGAAAGAAATTCTGGAAATTCTGATTACAAAAGCTAACAGTGGTGGTAAGTTTGATAACTCTTCTTACAACTACTCCTCTGGCTTGAATGGTCTAGGACTGACGATTACCAATGCGCTTTCAAATGAAATCCATCTTGCATCCTATCGTGATGGTAAGGTTGTAGAAGCAAGAGCTTATGGCAGTACTGTTGTGGATCTTGCTTATGAGTGCGGCAGCACTGAGCGCAATGGTACGCTGGTTGAGTTCATTCCCAATCCTAAAATGTTCCACAGTAAGAAAATTCCGATCGACTTCATTCGTGATCGTTGTCGAGTAGCAAGTGCTCTTGGATTTAGAGCACGACTCGTTGTCGATGGTGTTGAGCAGAAAACTGATGCAAGTATGTTTGACCTCATCAAAGAAGAGAATGACAAGGTTAGCGTCTATGTTAACATTCAGCCGATCGAAGTCATTGCGAGTACTGCAGAAAAGATGAAAGTAGCCCTGCGCTATACTTCAGAAACAAATGATCGGTACTTCGGTTATACTAATCTGTTGAGCAACTATCTTGGTGGCACTCATGTTCAAGAGCTGTCTAAAACAATCATTGCAACTTGGAAGGAATTCATTGATAGTCACAAGAATATCAAGCCTTCCATTGAACTTCATAACAACGACTTCCTGATTGGTCTCCGTGGCGTATGTGCAGTGTTTATTGCACATCCTGAATTCTCTTCTCAGACAAAAGAAAAGCTCGTTGTTAACAAGAAGTACTTTGAGGAATTGATGGGCTTGTTCAAGTCTCAGTTCTCTCGTTATCTTGAAGAGAATGTTCTCATCGCACAGCAGCTTATTAAGCGCTTCGAAGAGTATCGAGTTGCTCAAAATAATCTATTGTCCAGAAAAGAGATTAGTTCTTTGATCAAAGTGAACAACGATGGTGAAGATAACATCCGTAGACGATCCGTTGTGTCAAAGTTGGTTGAATGTACTTCTCGTAAGAGAAAGAACACAGAGTTGTTTATCGTTGAGGGTGACTCTGCAAAAGGACCTTATATGTTTACTCGTAACAGAGAACTGCAAGCTGTGCTGCCTCTGAGAGGTAAGATTCTGAATGTGACTTACAAGTCTATCAAGGATGCAATTAAGAACTCTGAAATTTGTGATATTGCAAACAGTATGGGTTGTGGTATCGGTGGCGCTTGCGATGCTAACAAGTCACGATATGAGCGAGTGATTATCTCGGCTGATGCTGACCCAGATGGTTTGCAGATCAATTGTCTGGTTCTATCTGTGTTCATCAATCTATTCCCTGATATGGTAAAGCAAGGTCGAGTGTATGTATCTATGCCTCCTCTGTATTGTTGGGGAGATAATCCTAAGAATTACGGTTGGTGCAACCGAGTGGAAGATATTCCTGCTGGTGTAAAGAATGTTCATCGCTTCAAGGGCTTGGGCGAAATGAATGATGATCAGCTTGAGTACTTCTTAGTTAATCCTGAAACTAGAAACTTGATGCAGATTCAGTACCCTAGTGATGTTGAAGAGTTTAACAGAATTCTTGGAACCTCTGCTGGTAAGAATGATCTTCTGAAAGAGCTCGGAATTGTTGAGAAAGGTGAGTAAGATGAAAGAATTTATTTCTATGGATGCTTGTGAACTTGCAAAGACCAACTATACCGAGTATTCTCAGTATGTTGCTCAAGGTCGTAGTTATCCTTCTATCTATGATGGTGCAAAGAGTAGCTACAAGAGAGCAATCTACGGTATGTATACCAACAAGACAAGCAAGACTGTTAAGGTTGCGGAGCTGGCTGCTCATGCACTACCTTATCACCCTCATCCCACTTCCGTGGCAGGAGTCATCATTCAGCTCGGTGATGGTGGTAACAAGCTCAAGCTGATGGATACTCAAGGTAACTGGGGTAACAGTGCTCGACATATTGAAGCTTCTGCAGAGAGATATATTGGCGGTAAACTGTCTACTCTGGCGGAACATCTACTGTGTGACTCTATTGAATACTGCAAGTTCGTTCCTGGTGAGATTGATAAGGATGAGCCTCTTGCTCTTCCTGCTCTCATTCCTCTGTGCTTTATCAATGGTAACAGTGGTATTCCTTCTGGATTGCCTACTTTGAATATTCCAACAATTGACATCATGGGAATGATTGATTACTATCTTGATATTCTTGCTCACAAGGATGTTGAGTACAAGCCGAAGAAGTATCCGAAGCCCAATCTGGAAATCAATGTGCTGTCCTCTGTTGAGGATTGGAATAATGTCTTGGAGACTGGTAAAGGAAGCATCCGCACTGCTCCTATCATGAGCATTGACGCTGCTAATGTAATCACGATTACTGGTTTACCGAAGACTAAAACAGTTGATCATGTTCGTAAGATTGTCGAGAAGGAAATCTTGCTCGACAAGATCGATATTCGAGATGAGACAGCTGAGACTATTCGTATTGTTATTGAGAAAGTTCCTCATAAGCAGTGCGATATGAAAGAACTGTTCAAGAGACTGTACACTAAATTGCAGTCCTCCGAGACTTACAACCTTGCATTCTTCGATGAAGATAAGATCTATGTACCTTGTAGCTTCCACAAAGTCATTAGAACTAATCTTCAGTATGTCATTGACACTCAGCGCAATCGTCTAGCTAAGGAGCTGGAACAGCTGAAGATTCGCCTGCGTGTTCTGGAAATCATTGAGGACATGAAGAAAAAGAACAGTCTGAAGAGCTTGTTTGACCTGGATAGTAAGGCTGCGCTTAGTCACATCTGTGCCACATATAAATGTGATCAGGATATTGCAAGCAAGGTGTTGCAGAAGCCTATTTCTTACCTGACAAAGGAACATGGTCAGGAGTTGATTGATCTTCGTAATGATATTGAAGCAAACGAAGCCGATCAGAGTGACATCTATGAGTTCATGACTCGTAAGTACAAAGCTCTGAAGAAGGAGCTAACTCCCGTTCTTAAAAATAAGTTTGCTCCTACAACTTTCATCAAGTAAGCGGAGGAGTGTAATGCATAGTATCAACATCCAGAAAGTAAACTTGAATGCAGTAGTACCGACTTACGGTAGCGAGGGTGCGGCAGGCGCAGATCTGTATGCTTGCTTAGAGACTCCCGTTCGAATTGATCCAGGTGAGGATGGAATCATTCCTACTGGCATTGCTGTTGAAATCCCGAAAGGCTTTGCGGGACTTATCTATGCTCGTAGTGGTATGGCTTGTAAGAGAGGTTTAGCTCCTGCAAACAAAGTTGGAGTTATTGACAGTGACTATCGTGGAGAAATGATTGTGGTGTTGCACAACCACAGCAATGAAACAGAATATATCTATGATAAGGACAGGATTGCGCAGTTTGTGCTAACACCTGTTTGGACTCCTAGCTTCAATGTTTGTAAAGAACTTTCTGACACAGCCAGAGCTTCTGGAGGATTCGGTTCAACAGGCACACGATAAGTTGATTAAATAACTGTTATCATATATAATAAGAGCATAAAGGATAGGAGGTAGCTTATATGACTATCAAACATGCTCTTGTTGCTGGTGAGATCTGCGCATATGTTGAGGGAACTGTTACTCGTATTCCTAACCAGTGGGTTCCCGGCGTAGTAGATATTCAATGGAAGGATCCTCGTGGCGTTACAAATGTTGTTGCTGGTGAGGAGAACTTCATTCCTGGAGCTTACAATGATCTAGTTGACATGGTCCGTAAAGCTAAAGAAGCTATCGAGCGTGATGTTCGAGTTGTTCTGAATCAGTCTTTCTTCCGTCCTTCAGATACAGAAAAGGCAATCGTCCGTCTCATGGTGCAAGATGGCGAGGACCTTAACAGCATCACTCCTCGTAGAGTGAAGAAGGTTTGGGAAGGTATGCTACGACTCTACGATGTGTGCAACACGATGGAAGAAGCATACATGTGCTACATGCACTAAGATCAAGTTGATTATCCAACAGTTATCTATTATAATAAGCACATAATAGATAAGGAGATGGTTGTATGAAACAGCTCAAAGTTAATATCGTGTGCGATGAAAAAGCACGCACAGTCGCCATTGCAGTTGACGACGGTGAGTACATGGTCTACAACAATGACAATCCAGTCATTGATCGTCTGCTGAAGTATCTGGATTGGCCCGAACGATATCATACCATCATTGATGTCGTTGATAATAAATAAACATACTGGAGGTAAATGTTATGAAGCCTGAGAAGATTCTCGAAGCCATCAAGGCGATTCCTGGTGGCAGATTTTTCCGCGTCCGTTACATGACCAAGGTCAAGATGAATGCCGAGTCCGTCAAGAACGGCATTACGGTTATCAAGATCGTGGACACCACCACTCGTACTGGTGTCAAGTACAAGAACATTGCTGGCGTTGTGCTGAACGAGTACCCCGACAGCTATGTCCCCAAGGTCTCCAACTGGGAGTGGGTTATTCCTCAGCGAGTCAAGCACAACAGCAAGACTGGTAAGGATTACCTGGTCATCGCTCCCATCGCGAAGGGTCACAACACTCATGTGTCCTATGTCCTGACCGATGGTGACGGCAACAGCCGAGTCATCACGAAGGAAGAGGCAAAGGAGTACTCTGTTCCCTCCTACTGGAAGGAAGGCGACAAGCCTGCTATCATGAACGTTACTCTGGAGAATGTTCTGATGGTTAAGTAACTTCCAGAGTTACAACTAAAAGTTATAGGCGCTAACGGGAAGATTGGAGCCACTTAATAATAGTGACTAGTTACTAATCAACTCGTTAGCGCCTAAAGCACAAGGGAGGAATGTTGCGGAGAATCTTGAATGAAAACCGCTTCAGAATACATTATGTCAACAGAAAAAATCTACATAACAGCAGACCAGATCAAGAATACTTGCACGGATAGAGACTCGCAAGAAACAAATATCAACTGGCTCCGAGATGATGAAATATTGTCGATAGAAACAAGCGACAATACATTCTTAACTAAGATGAAACACATCATGGAAAGAGATCCAGATAACTACAAATGCTACTACTATGCAAGCAATGTAGATAAAAAGACCGGCAAAGTATGTGCATATGTATTTGAAGTAAGCAAGAAGCTCCTCAACTTTAGAGTCAACAGCGGCAGAAGAGAATTAACTGAGGATGAAAAAATAGCACTTAAACAACGGTTGAAAAAATAAATCAGATCAATAAAACTGTTTGTTTATTGACCATAATTAGTGCTAAATTGTTCGTTCAAAGATACAAAACAAAGCACTACAGCACATAACGCGTTGTAGTGCTTTTTGTTATATGCACATGTAGCTCTTGTATATAGTAATGTAAGTTAACTTATAACAAAGAGGTAGATAAGAAATGAGAGATATATTTGTTTATGATACAAGTAAGAAGGTTCCAAAGGATGTAACACATGTTAGAGTTGCAGATGGCGTTGAGATAATTCCATTCAATGCATTCAAAAATTGCAAACATCTTGAATCAATCGAGATTCCGTCAAGTGTAAGAGCAATCGGTATAAATGCTTTTGAGGGATGTGGTAACATAACTGATGTGTATGTTACTAACGACTCAGTATGGAACAATATGAGCTTCATGGGTGGTTGGTGTGATCCTGTTAAAGAGCGTGGAGCTAGTTTGCATATAGTTGACAAGCTAACAGATTGTGAAGTTACAGCTACACAAGATGATACAGAGGAAGAAGATGAGCTAGATGATCTTTCTTGGAGCGACATGCTTGATGAACTCGATGGTGATGAGGATTGGATGGATTCCCTCTATCAAGAGTTTTGTGATGAAGCTTATGCTCTTGTTGAGAAAGAAGGCTTTACTGACGTGTTTACTGAGCCTTCAACACAGATGGGACGTGGTGGTGATTTCTTCTGGGCCAAGAAAAATGGCGTAAATTATCGTGGTAACTATGATTTTGAATCTGAACAAGATATGTTCTGGAATTGTTGTTATGAAGCGGATTCAAGAGAAGAAGCTATTGAACTGTGTGCAAAGAAATATGCAAGTATTATCTTGAGTTCATTGAAGCCTGTAGTTGATGATCTTGATGAAGCTGCTTTCAGTGGCGGTATGGCTGGTGACAACAGTGCTAGCGGTGGCACTATTCGTGGTAGAGGTGCTTCTACGCAGCCTGGAAAGAACAACTACTTGAACAGAATGAAGAGCAAGAATCCTGATCTTGTTGATACTATGGTAATCAAAGTTAGTGACATCAAGCCTGGAATGATTACTCAAGCTGGTCAAGTTAAGGAAGCTGAGGCTCGTAATCATGTTAGCGGTGGCAAGAAGATGTACATCATGCACACTAATGGTTATGATGGATTCTGGGGTCTTGATGAAACAATGGATGTTATGGTTGATCCTGAGAACAAGTCAAAGCCCTTTGCTGGTGATTACAGAGCTCTGCTGAAGATGGGCTTAAAGGAATCTAAATCTATCAAAGAGAAAATAGGAGATAATTATTCTAACAATATCGAATATTGTCCTAGTTGTGGTGAATACTTAGATGGTAGTGATATCTCCGATGAACGTGACAATTCAGTAAGGTATACTTGTTATCATTGCGGTAACTCATTTGACCGCACTAAATACTATAATGAATCTAAATCTATTGATGAAGCTCTTGTTACTGATTACATGGACAGTGAAACACTTCATAGAGCGATGCAACATTTGATGTTTGGAACCTTCAATGCATATAATCAAGAAGAGAACATGATTGTTAAGACTACTACAAATCATGGTGCATTTGGAGGCGTAAATCAATTACATAGATATTTCAAATTTGTACATGGTGAGGATGGATGGGAAGCATACGAAGTTTCTTCTACAGGTGATAAAGTAGGGGACGCATTCTTGATTGACAACATCTAACAAGATACTATTCATAGCGCAGTTGCACTTAGTTGTAGCTGCGCTATTTTAGTTGTATGTTTTAACTGTTTATTATATAATATGTATATAATGAGACAGGAGGTCTTCTATATGGAAATGTACACACTGAAGGATCTGAATACTGGTACCACCGTTGCAATCATTGATCAAACTGAGATGTCTCTGGAAGAGGCATTTGACTACATACGGAAAGAGAACAAGGAGCTGAATAGACAGTTGGCTACTGCCGTTGAATGTATTGAAATGTTTATCAAGTCTTGTGGTTCTTGTGCTCTTTGTGTCAAGCAAGATTGTAAGCTTCGTGACAAGCATCGTGAGTGGGGCAGCCCTTGTAAGCCTATCTGGTCTGGTGGTATGGATGCGGCAGCTGGTTGATCTTGTATATACTGTTATGAGCTATTTTGAGAATGAATAGAAAGGTGCTTAGTGTATGAAAGGTTTGATTGAGTTATTGAACAGAGCACATGAACTCGATGAAGCAGCTAACAAAGAAGTAGTTGGATCTGATGTTGTTATCAGTCAAGACGCAGAAGATTATTTCTGCGAAGGTGAGGATGATTGTGGTTACATTGGTTCATGTGGTACGCTGATTTCTCACGATACTACAACAGATATGTGTGAAGTTGAATTCAGTGATGGCTGTATCATAACAATTCCGTTTGAGTACTTAGAATTGAATTGAACATGAAATTCAAATGAGAGAATTACAAACAGTATAAGAGGTTTAACTATATATGAATGAACATGATGTAAAAAGTCTTGTAAGTGATCTATCTAGCATCGATGGAATCTTTGTTTCGGAAACATTTCCTGTTCGAACTAGAAAGTATGCTCAAGGATACCGAGTATATGCAAAATACATCTTTGATGATCAACAGTATGCACAGAATCTTGAAACTCTTGTTAAGAATGGTTGTGACAAAAACACTGTTCTTGAGGACCGTGGAGAGTGCGTGAAAAAGTTCATGGACAGTGCTATTCGGTCAATCATTGATAAATATTCTAACTTGAATATTGCTGTTAACCACAAGCTGTGGGGAATAGCTGGTCATGATGTTTGGGATGAAGTTACATTGACTGTCAAACCTGCTTCAGGCATTGCAGAGGATCTAGAAACTGAACTCGAAATTCCTGCTCCATACAATCAGTACTACGAGTTTTCTCCCAACGAAGTAAACTTTGATGAGTTGCCTGATGCTTTTGATCATTACAAAGATCTGAAAGTTATTGCTGAGTTGTATGCAAAAGAGCAGTATGAAGATGCACTTGCTGATAACTGTCTTGACTTCTGCTGGCTTGTTGAAGATGAGATTGGTAAGCTGTTGTTAGTCACCACAGCTGGTTTGCGTGTGTATCCGATTACACTTGAAGAGATTCAGAATTGTGTTGGTGATGGATCCAGTGACAACTACTTTGATTTTGATGAGGGGTACACTGGTGAGCCGTCCTCTACTGAGTACGGTGATGCAGTGTCTCGTTACTTTAGAGAGATGACTGATGCTATCGAAAAGTACAACATCCGTAAAATCGGTCGTAAGCGTTCTATCGAGTATGATGGTGTTGTTAACGGACACAAGTTCTTCTTTGTTGAAGGTAATACTGGAACAGGACATTATGCTAAAGAACTTTACATTGATGGTAAAGAAGTAAATCTATATCAATCAAAAGAGTCAGAAAGATCTTTTGCATATCTGAATGAAATGAATCAGTTTGGTATTCTGTCACTTGTTAAGATGTTAGAGAATGATAATCTTAGCGGAATTGTTTATCGTGATGTTGATACTCTTGACGACTATGAAGAGGGTCTGGTTGAAGATGTTGAAATGTCTGATGCTCAGAGACTTGCCCTCCAGGAATTGGATTCCTGTTTAGAATGTGGCGAGCTTACTGCAGAGAAACATGCTCTTGCTTATCAGATTCAGTGGGATATCAACTTTGAGGATGTACTGCTGTTTATCAACGGTATTGATGCTGATTTGAAAGATATCAAACATGTGGAGTACGGCGACTGCGATGAAACAAAATTTGATGGTTGCTACTCTGTAACATTCCACAACGGTGATGTTAAGAATTATGGCTGGCACGATTTTGATATGACTGGTTCATTGACCTGCATTGATTGTAATGAAGGTATTCTAAGTGCCATTACTGGGATGACTCCAGTTGGTTTGACTGAAGATGTTGATGACGGTTGGGAGAAGCCTTTTGACTGGACTGAACGTTATGTTAAAGATGGTTTCGTGATCTACAACAATTATCAAGGCGCTTGGCATCTAGAACAAACAAGACCTAAGACCAAGCACTTCGGTAACTACAAAACTCTTGAAGCTGCAAAAGCAGCTGGTGACAAAGAGATTGCTGCAAGAGAGAACAAGAATAGAGGCAAGAAACCTCAGTTTGGCGTTCATCGTTTCTCTACTGATTCAATCATCTTCAGAGGCACTGAAGCAGAGTGTGGTAAATACATTGACGATAGAGAAGAGCTGTGGGACGACGCAGAAGTTTACATGATGACTCCTTCTGATCCACATTATCTACAAGAGGGAACTGGCTCTGACACTGCTCATGTTATTCGTGATGTACTTACTACTGCATCAAAAGAAGATAAGGATGGTTGGACAAAAACTATTGCTGATATCATTGATGTTATTCCCGACCAATACATTGATGATTTGTATGACATTACATCCGAGAAGCTGAAGGATGTTAAAGTCACAGACGCAGAAAAGAAAAAGATTCTTGATGCATCTGGCTCCGACATCGACTTGAATAACGACTTTGACACAGTCGGAAAGATTCTTGCACTGTTCGATGTACAGTCTTGGGATGCAGCAACATTGAAGAAGTTTGTTCTTGTTGTTCTGGGAATTGTGGCTGTTATTGAACCTACTCCGATTTTAGAAATTGTAACAGCGGTTGTTTCTCTGCTTCCTGCTGATATTGTTAAGACTATTCTTTCCATTACAAACACGATCGGCAATCCTGTAGGTGCAATCGGCACTATTGCAAACCGTGCTTATCAAAGCAGTAAAAATGAAGATTATGCTCGTGTTGATGCAAAAGACTTTGTAAAACATCCTATGAACTATGATGTGACTAGTATGCTTGAATTTGAAGTTCAGGATGATGTTAAGGTCTACATTCATAGAGGTCCTGGAAGACAGCGTGAGTTCTACATTATTATCGGCGACGCATATGTTCAGCACGCATTCAACAAGCTTGAAACTGTTGAGAAGTATCTCAGAAGAAACAATCTTGTTAAAGAAGTTATCTCAGAAAGTTTCAAGCCAGGTGATGTTGTTTATGTTACCGTTTGTAACAGACAAGGTCGTGTTCGTAAGATGATTTCTCCTGATGTTGTGGAAGTAGAGCTGCATGACAACGGCGTCTATCCCGAAAGAATTGATCGGTACTATGTAGACGAAGTGGAACTACAGTACAGTGATGATCTGGACGATGAGTTCTAAGCAATAATATATAACAGTTATAATGAGCTACTGACTTCGGTTGGTAGCTCATTTTTATGTTTATTAGTTGATTAAACTGTTATGTACATATATAATATGTATGTAGTTAGTAATGGATTGGAGGTGTATTCCAGTGGACTACGGTAAGATCTATATCGCGACGAAGAACTGGCAGACTGGTACAGATATTCTTGATTACAGTGACGGCACTGCATATTTCAATCTCTTTGGTGAGAAGTGCAAGTGCAATCTGTTTGAGCGTGTTGTGTATCATGAAGTAAACGGCGAATGGAAGCCTTATGAGAGGGCAGCCGAGGTTGTTGACGTTCGTACTCCTGAAATCTCTGTTAAGGGAGGCAAGTAAGTACATATGAAATCATTGATTCGGAGCATCGTTATCAAGATAGCAGTAGCAGTTATTCTCTGCACAGTGCTATCATTGGTACTAAGTGCAATCATGCCAACATTCGGCAATGATATTGCAATGGGACAGCTGGAACATGATGATGTAAGTTTCATGCAGATGGAAATGTGGAACCGAATTCAGAATGGTGTTACAACTGTTCAGTACATTATCACAGTCATTTGTGGTGTCTTAGTCGGCACCGATGTATACAAACTTATCAAAACAAGAAAGAAGGAAATTGACAAATGAAGAAGCATATCAAGAAGTTCTTGCTGCTTGCAGTTCTGGTAGTCCTGGTGTGTTCTCTGGCTGGTTGTCGTAGACCTTATGACACTCCTGAGTTCGTGACCATTGAAGCATCTCAGACTGCATTCCTGATCCCTCTGGTAGGTGACACTACTGATCAGGGTGTATTTGAATCTGAAGAGTTGCTGTTGCAGGCAAAGGTTGCAACAAAGGAAATTCAGATTCCGCACCGTTGGGTACAGACTGGACGCAGAGATTATACCGGTGAGTGGCGTCCGAGTGCAACTTTGATTGTTGTCGAACGTAAGCCTGTATCTCGTTCCTGGGAATCTGGTGAGTCTACTGCAACATCTGCAAACAAAGCAATCTTCGGCGAGACTTCAGATAACATCGGCATCTATGTTGGTATGAACTGCACTGCAATGATTGAAGAAAAGGATGCAGCAAAGTTCTTGTATCGTTACAACAACACGCCTCTGGAAACGATTATCGATACTGACATCAAGAAGATGGTGGAAGATCGTTTCAATATTGAGACAGCAAAGTATACTTCTACAGAGCTCGGTGCAAAGAAGGGTGACATCATGGAAGCCGTCAAGGAGTATGTTGTCACATATTTCAAGGATTATGGCATCACGATTACTGTGCTTGGTCTGAAGGAGGGTATCAGTTTTGAAAACCCCGCAATTCAGGAAGCTATTGATGCAAAGTTTGCTTCCGAACAAGAACTGGTAATTCAGCAGAACAAGAATGAGGCAAATCTGGCTAAGGCAGAAGCAGAGGCGAAGGCAATGATCATGCTGGCAGAAGCTGAGGCAGAAGCTAATCGTCTGCTTGCCGAATCTTTGACTGACGAAATTCTGGCACAGCTCTACTACGAGAAGTGGGATGGTAAGCTGCCTACTTACTACGGTGGTGGCGATGAAGTTCCTGTAATTCAGGTTCCCTGATAACTAACAATTAACAATACTAGCGCAGCCGCATAAAGTGGCTGCGCTAGTATTATTTTTACAGTTGAATAAAATATCAAACTACTTTATAATATATGTATAATAAGAGACTTGTTGAGGTGAGTTCTTTGACTAAACAGCAGTTACAATCAGAGCTCGATCGGATGACTGCAGGCAAGTACAGCCCTTACAGTATCTGTGACTTAACTGACAAGATTTCTTGGATGTGGAAGTGGCGTAAGATTACTGAAGAGGAAAAGAACTCAATGGTTGAACAAGCCATCAGTATTATGCAGTCTGGTGAGTATTCTGTTTATCGTTGAATTGGAGGAACAGTTATGAAGAAGTTTGTTACCCTTGTTGATTTCGGTGTGGAGTTTGGTAAGGCTACTTATGGTCACGGCAGTATGCGTCTGATGTCCATTGGAACTACCAGCGACGGTTACTATACTTTCCGTTGTCGTGATGATGAGGGCAATGAGAAGGTCTTCAAAGTTTCCTGTTGGGACCAGACTGCTCCTGCGCTGATTGATCGTGTTGCTATTCTGGAACATGCAATTCAGTATGGTAAGGATGCCGCCGTTGAGCTATTGAAGTGCTACGGTCCTGACAACTATCTGCAGACCAAAGATAACTACAATGATCTTCTGTATCTCCTCACTGGTGGCAAGGAAGGTTCTCCTATGGAGGATTTCTGATGTTAACAATCTTGAAACCTTGTCCCTTCTGTAAAGGAAAGGCAAAGCGTAAGCACGGCAAGTACAATCTTCTTGGAGCGTATGGTACTCCAGAACAAGATAGAACTTGGTATGCTGTTTATTGCACAAAGTGTCACATAAGTCAGTGGCCTAAGACTTATCATTCAAGAGAAGAGTCGGACGCCGCTTGGAATGAACGGAGTTGATTTTATGGCAAATGTTGATAAGATGTATACATATTTGAGAGGTTATCTGATTGGTGCAAACATGACTGAGTCTATCAAGGCTCTGAGTTTTGCTCGACAGCAGCATTCTCTACAAACTCGTAAGGATGGCACACCTTACATTGTTCATCCACTGTCTATGGCTTGTTATGCTGTAGCCCTTGGTTTGCGTGATGACAACATCATTGCAACTATCCTACTTCATGATGTTCCTGAGGACTGTGGTGTTCCTGTTGACTACATTCCCGTTAATAGTGTTATTCGTGACGCTGTTAAGCATATGACGATTACAAAGTTTGACACCGATGTCGATAAGATTGAAACAAAGTGTCGGTATTTCAATGAACTCCTCGAGAGTAGAGAAGCTCTTATTTGTAAAGCTCTGGATCGGTATAACAATCTTTCCGATGCACCGTTGTCTCTTTCTCCCGATGCTGTGGCAAAGAACGTTGCTGAAACCGAAGTACTTCTGCTTCCTGTTTTGAAGTCTGCAAAAGCGATCTATGCTGATCTTGCCGATGCACTTTTCATCATGAGAACTAATCTTGAGGTCCTCGTCGGTATTTTGAAGCAACAGCACTGGGATCAGTACACTAAGTGGAAGTGCATCTATGAGCGGCAAACTTCCGTTACTTCCTTAAATAAGGAATGAGGTGAGGTAGTTGGAACACTGGGTAAAACGTGTTGGAGACAGAGTATTCCTTGTTGGTGAACATGCTGACGACGGCTTGTATGAGATTCTGCGTCGTATTGAACAATTAGAGAATGATTTGGATCTTCAAAAAACTATGTATCGCAATCTAGAGCGTAAGTATGAGATTGCTAAACAATGGAACAAATGCACAGAGGAGGAAGTAACTGATGCCTTGTTACAAACTATTCAACAAGTGTCCTGATACTGCAATCAGGTTACGATTTGCTTGGACACCGTTAAGTGACATGAATGGAAAAACAATCTGGCTACAAAGATACTGGGAGTTTGGAGAGTGGTGGGAATTCGGCTTCTTTGTCCTTCGTGGTAGCAAGAAACAGTTTCCTACTAAACAGTTGTTCTGGGACTACATCAAATATCGAGTTGCATCGATGTACTAAGGGGGAATACATACTATGGATTGGATGCATAACAAAGCATATTACAGATTTGTCTACATCATGATTAACATCTTTTCTGCGTTGATCACAGTTTCTCCTGCGATTCTTGTTCTGTTGTTACCTGAAAATCTGCAGTGGATCGCATTTATTCTTATTCCGTTCACTATCAGTCAGATCTTCTTTGTTGCAACTCCTGTTCTCAGTGTGCTGGAAGCTTACAAGAATGCTTCAAGCAAGAGAGGCCTTATTCATGAAAAAGATATCTATGCTTTGTTCAAGGAAGATGGCACTGCAAAACTTCATGTTGGTGACATTGATACACTGCCTCGTTATAATGTAGAAATTCCTGAAACGAAAGTTACAATGGTACCGACAGAGGGCTTCTGGATTCAAGACAGTGAGATCTGGCAGCAGACTGGTGAGCCTACTAAACATTTGCTACCCGTCTGTAACAGTTGCGGTAAAGAGTTAGGAATGAAATTCATGGAAGACTCCACATTCAAGCATTGTCCTGGATGTGGCAAAAGAATCACACTTGCTCGTATTCCGAATAACTGGTTAGAAGAAATGCAAGCACAAGAAGAGTTAAGAACGAAACTGAAGGATAAAGCTGAATGACGTATGTACATTACTGGCATTTTCAAAAAGCTTGGTATGTAAGACTTACAGACTGCTCGACTCCAGAAAGAGTCTATTGGCACGACAGCGCTAGGATTCAAGAGTTCTGGAATCAACATTATCTTATTGCTGGCTCTGAATGGATGACAGAACGAGAAGTCAGAACTAAGTTGAAAGAAGCTAATCCTGACTTTATAATAATTAAAGATAAGCCCTTCCATGAGGGAAGACGATGGTTCGGTTACAAAGATGGCTCAAGGAGATAACAATGCCAACTATTCATGATTGTGAAAGATGTACTCAAGAATGTCCTCAAAGACAACTTGCAAGAGAGAATGCGGAAAAGCGTATGTATGCAACTCATGAATTTGTTGCACTACAGAAGGAAATTGAAGCAGGAAATCTAACTTACATTGTACATTCCCACTGGATGTGGAATAAGTATAACGGTGAAGTTAGATGTAGGAACTGCAAAGCTCTTATCGGTGTGTGTTTTTCTGAAACATCACTAAACGAACTCAAGAACGAACAACACTACTGTTACAACTGCGGTGCAAGGATGGTGGAGGTAACGAATGCCAGATCAACTGATTCGTAAATGTGATGCACGCAGAGCGGTACTTAGAGAATGTCCTTCTGCAGCTCATGTAATTGATTCTATCAAAACTGTGGATGCTATGCCAGTAGTTCATGCACATCTTGTTGAAAGAATTGTAGATCATGAAGTTCCCAGTTACACTGTATTTGAATGCAGTGCTTGTTTTAATAGATGCGACAACTGGGTAAGATACTGCTCTTACTGTGGAGCAAGATTGGATGGTGAAACAGAATTTGTCAGAACTATTACCACACCCGGATTTTCTCTGGACAATCAGCACAACAAGAATTATGAGGAGAAGAGCAAAGATGTTAACTCTGAGGAGTACATATGGTAGTCGACGAAAAAACATGTAAGTTCGCAAAGAATCGAGAATGCATAATTACTGGTCGTCTATGTATTCATTCTGATCCATATGTGTGCGAGTACATTCATAAAGCATATGAGCAGGGCTACAAAGAGGGTTACAATGCTTGTCAAGCAGATGATCTATTTGAGGGATCTGGCATAGGAGGTTTTCATGACTACTGATAATGAGAAGAAGTACAAGAGCATTATTCACAAGCCTCCTGTTAGTATTGATGATACTTTGTATTTCATCATCAATGGTGATGTATATAAAGCAACAGTTTGTTTAATTTCGTATACTGAATATAGAAATCACATAGTTACGGAGATTCGTGGAGAGGTACATCCTTTTCACACTGTTAGCGTTACATGGGATGATTGGAAAATCAAAGTATTCCGTACAGAAGAAGAGGCTTATGCCAAACTGTACAACAAATGTGGAGAATGAATATGCCTAAGTATGTACTGCTGGATTGCCTGTGGACTTGTAACACTTGTTTGAATCGTGTTAATGGAATGTGTCGTCCTGATGTTTGGTGTGAGTGTGGAGAAGCATATCGTCCTGCTTATGATAAGTTAACAATTGTGGAAGGCACTATTGTAAAGGATAAACATGAAGACCATCGACAAGATTAGAAATTACATTAGATCCATTTCTTCAACTGAGGATCAATATAACAAACTGTTAGATAAGATTTGGATAAATCCTGAACAAAGAAACAAGGAGTGTAAACATCCCGAACAAGAAACATGTGCTGGATGCCCTCTGAACTATTTCAGAAAGGAATCATATGTTCTGGAATAAACATAAAAATAGTAACAGTTATTCTACTGTTACTGTAAATGGTAAGACAATTCGTGTAAAGGGAAACAACATTGCAATTATCGGTGACAAGATAATTGTTGATGGTAAACCACTCGATGAGTCAATGGATGCTAAAAACATTACTGTTATAGTTGAAGGTAGTTGTAATCAACTTGACGCTTGTGGTAATGTAGAAGTCCACGGAGATTGCAACTATGTGGATTGCGGCGGCAACTGCACTATCAGAGGATCTGTCATAGGAGATGTTGATGCGGGTGGCGCTGTTAACTGTGGTGATGTTGGAGGCAGTATTGACGCTGGTGGTACTGTTTGGTCTTTAAGGAGCTAAAAATATGAAGCAAACTGAAATGACACTCGATGCAGCTCTTAAGATTGTTGATGAGTTTTGTCCCATCAAAGTTATCTTCAACAACTGCATTCTATATAACGACTACGATGATGAAATCCCTCGTGGCAAGGATGTGGATGATACTGTTATGTACGGTGAAACTCAACCTCCTATGAAAGTTATTCCGCATCGTCTTTACATGTATCATAGCTATGTTGTAACTACAATCAAAGTTGAAATTGTGCAGCATCATCATAGTATTGTAACTATTACTGGTCACTATGATCCGAAGGCTGCTGAAAGAGGTACTGATCATGATAGTTGATGTTCGTACTAAGCAAGTTCCTGCAAGAACTATTACTGAGACCTGGTATATTGCTTCAGATGGCAGAGAGTTCTTGAGTCAATCTGCATGTGAGGACTGGGAACGATGGCTCGAGATTCAAGAACAGCCTGTGTTCAAAACATGTATCACAAATGTTTGGACACTCGATGATGAAGCCGCCATTCTTTACAATATCAGAAACAATGAAGATCATCAAACTTTGATGTCTACTTTCTCAGACAGACAAAAGCGTAACTTTAGTGACGAGTACATGAAATATGGCCCTGGCTGGTACATCTATTTCAGTATTGATGGTGGAGATGGTCCTGACTTCTATCATCTGTGGCAGTACGATGCTTACTTGAAAGAGCATGAAGACGACTTCAATCGTTGGAAGAATGAGATGGCATCAAAGATGGCTTCAACTTTCAACTAAGAATGTGAACCGAGTAGAAATCTTTATAGCTAGTTTCGTTGTAGATATGAATGCTGATCAGGAATTCTTACTTAGTTTACTGATTGGCAGATGATACAAGAAGATCCAGAATCATATTATTCCTGACGCTGCAGAAATGCAGCGTCATGTTTTGTTTCTCCTGTTGTAAAATTATGATAGAGAATTCTTCACATTTCCGTCATTCTTGTATATAATATAGAATAGCAAACACGAAAGGAGAATAATCAATGTATCTGGCTCTACCAACAAGTATCCATGTAGATACAGTAAATCCACCTACAAGGACGAACTGCTTGTGGCTATGTACAACTCCGATACGAGTGATTCCTGTAACAGGAACATTCATCGAAGAATCTACAATGAATGCTGAATCTTTTACTTCGTTTATTACTAATGACTCTTTTCAAGTATATGAGTTCAACACATACCCTGTTATCAAATTTTATGTTCAAACAAGTAATAGTTGGGAAGACGTTATTACAAATAATACATACAACATCACCATGAATATGTCAGGATGCTTCGGATACTCTACCAACCCAACAGAGATTGATGAAGGCGATAGTGCAACGCTTTACTTCCAGGCAAATGCAGGGTATTCCTTGCCGACTAGTATCTATGTAAGTGGGGCGGAATATGACTGGAACTGGTCTGTCGGGGAATTGATCCTTCGTAATCCCACAGGCCCGGTGTATGTAAGTATAAGTTGTGTGGGGAATTGCTGTTTTGCGGCAGGGACACCTGTATTGATGAGTAACGGTACTTTCAAAAACATTGAAAACATTGTAGCTGGCGACATCGTTATAACATTCAATGAAGAATCCGAGGTATATGAGCCTGGAACGGTTATATACTTCTTTGTTAAGCCAAACACGCAGGATATGGCGAAGCTGATATTTGAAGACGGCACAGAAATAACTATGAACGCATATCACCCGATGTATACGACTGACGGCTGGAAATCGCTGACAGGAAGCGGAGGTCTGCCGATCCTGACGAAGGAGGACACAATTCTTTCGACCGACAAGAAGTGGGTGAAAATATCGGACATTGTGCGGTGGTTCAGCGATGAATATATCACAACTTACAACCTTGATGTCGAGAATAACGACAACTACTTTGTAGGAAAGACACCAGTAATGGCAAGCAATGTCGAATCCTGCTTTGTTCCTTCGCCTGGCATAAAACCTGCACCTGAGATAACAGTATGATATTCGATACATCGAATCAAGAATGGGGATATTACAAAAATATCTTGAACGCACCAGACTTGACTGTTCCCGAATACGGAGTATACGGTAGGATCGTGTATATGACTGCCGAGCAGTATATTCGTGAGTGTGCAAGGATAACGCACACTCAATACGAATCGCATATGCGAATACTGAAACATGAAAAAGCAGATAGGAATAACATCGAGTATCTGAAAACGCTGGACTTCCCTATTGCCATTCCGGTAATCAACTATTCCTGCCGGGCGCAGGAGGGCAGACACCGGGCAGTCGCATTCGCGGAACTTCACGGGGATGATGCTACCTTCCCATGTTTGGCGGTGTACTGGATCGATGAACAAAAGAAAGGCCTTAGCTTCTGGCAATGGATGCGCAAGCGGAGAAAAGAATAGCTGGAGCATTCAACGCAATAATGAGCTGAGAGTTAGTTTGAACTAATATACAACCTGAATGACGCTGTAATCTTTACAGCGTCATTTTTGTAGTTGATCAAAGAAGAATTTTACTATATCATATTATCGACAAACTATATAAACGGAGTAACTATGAGTAAACAGAAGAAACCAACTGATGGTAAGATTTATCTTTACGGCGCACGAGATACTACTACAGGTAAGCTAGTCTCTGATATTACAAATCCTCGTCGTAAGTACTGGGACAAAGAAGGCAATGCAAGAAGTGCTATTGACTACTATAACCGTAGTTATGCAAACAGACCGCTGAAGCCCTTTGACAACAAAGGCGAACACGGAACTATCGAGCTTGTTAAGTTTGAGCTTGTAGAGGTGAAAGAATGAAACATCTGATAGGCTCAAGCTATTTCTTTTCTTGTTATGATGATTTCACTCCGCATGATGTAGATCATATTGAAATCATTGAAACAAACGAATTCAACCATAAGCGACAAATTACAGGAAGAGGTAGCTGTTTATTTCAGCTAAAGAAAAAAGATTCCTTCAAAGAGTATCTTGATTGGGACATCACTGAGTCGGTGGGAATGTGTCTTGGTAAATGGCTTATTCCTGAATTCTGTGAAGAAGTTGGTTTTACTGTAGATGATCTTCCTCAACTGTTGCCATTTATTGACCTTCTTGATCCTAAACATAGATATGAAGCAATCATCTACAACGCGTATGTTGAGAATGGCTCGCTCACTTTAACGGATAAACAGAGACTTGAGGCATACAAGAGCTACCAAGAGTCTCGTAATCTCTCTACAGTTGAATAAACTGTTAGTATACATTATAATAACAATATAAGATAACTGGAGGTTGTTACTATGCTGGATTTTGAACTGTTTTCTGAGATGGTTACTCGTTGGAAGAGTGGTCGTGAGGAAGTTGATAAGTTTGAAGAAGCTATGAAGCCTTTCTTTGATCGTTCTCCCCTCATGACTATGGGACAGGATGTTCGGGATGCATTGTCTGAACTGATCTGTGTGTCCTGTGGACTGGAGAAAGACAGCGACCTGCTCTGGTGGTGGGCTTTCGAGAATGTCGACAAGGTTATCGAAGTCAGCGGCGGCAAGAAGTATGACGTAACAACTCTGGAAGGTTTGTATCAATATATTCTGGATGGAAATGAGGCGGCTAAGAAATGACTTGGGAAAACTGCAGACTCTGTGAGCACTGCTGTGCTTGCTGTGAGAACAGTCAGTACAAATCCGACTGTGATCTTTGCTTCGAAAACGATAACTTTGTTCCGAAGAAACATTTCAAGTATTGTCCCGCTAGTGGAGTGCCTCTTAATAGACCGAAACCGAATAGGCCAGTTGTTATCATGGGAGGTGGTTCTCCTACTAAACAAGAAATGGAACAGGCAGTTGCAAAATATTTCAAGGAGCATAAGTTTCTGTGAAACGGATAGATTTTGAATACAGTGGCAACAAATATGTTGCATTCATACATAAGAAATACGACGCATTCTGTAAAGCAAATATCTTCTATGTTCGTCCAACAAGGAAGTGGTATCAGTTCACACTGATGTATCTTGATACCATTCATTTCTTCTTGGTGGATGTGGAAACAAAAGAAGACATCATTGAGAAGTTTTGTTGGAAGATTCAGCAGGAGTTAGACAGATGTGACAGAATTGATTCTGCAACAAAGTTATGGAGATCTTTATGAAACAGTTAACAGTGGATCATGCAAGTGAGGAATGGTATGTCACTATGACTGTTGATGGTCACGGAGTGTGCGACACGACGATTTACCGTAAACGGAAAACAAAGAAGTGGTGGCAGCCTTATTACGTATTCTTTGCGGACTTTGTTACATGCCCTGAAAGCATGGAGGAGCAGATGGAGAATATTAGAACCGTCATTGATAAGAAACTCCTAGAAGAGAAAACAAGAAACAACTTTCTTACTGAATATCAGAAGCTGGAGGATGTTCCTTACATATGAGAAGAGTTACAGTATACCGAAAGAAACCAACACGACAGTCTCTTGAAGTAGATCTTGTTGTTCACAAGGAGATGCTTGAACAAGCTGAAATTGAGATCTGTCGCCATAAAGACACTATCGACACGCTTCAGAAAGAACTTGTAGAAGCTCATGACAAGCTGCATCAACTGGAGAGGGCTGTTGTAACTCAATCTTGTTGTTGGATGTGTGCTAACAATCTAATGTGTCACCAAGGACGAGAGTTGCCTCAAAGTCCAGATGTTGCTTGTGGTAATTTCAAGTTCGGTTACAAAACATCAGAAAAACACAGTGACACTGTTTGTGATTACAAACATGGAAAAGTATGTTGGGCTCAGAAGGGTGCCCCTTTGTGTGATCCGGTGTTCTGTCCAGTAAAGGAGAAACGTCCAAGTGAAAACATTAACTTCGTGGCTACAAAATGACGCAAAAGATTGTGGTTTGTGCGACCCTCCGATGAAAGCTCAAGAAGCTGTTGACTTCCTAAAGAACTATCTTCTCGGAGAGAACTGGTATGTTACAATGCCACAGAATGCAGAACAGTGTAATACTGCAATTGTAATTGAAATCTTATGCAAGTATTCTCCGAAATTCCGTAAGGAATTGAAAGAGGCAAAGAAGGAGAAGAAACGTCGTGAGAAGAATAAGCACATATAAGAGCTGGGTCTATGTGGCTGTAACAAAAGATGGTCTTATTGAGTGTATGTTTGAAGAACTTTCTGATGCGGAAGAATACATTTTTAGTATCTGGGAAGCTGAAGCATATGAAATCTTCTGTAGAAGAGGCTGCAATGAGCTTGGACCCGATATGCGTCCGTTAACTTATCTCGACTACATGCACAAAGTTCCGAGCTGTTTGTTGCCTCATATTGAGCCTTACAGAGTGTGGTGAGTTATGAAACTGTACATAAAAGAAGTCAAGTACGACTTGTGGGAGGCAGTACCAGCTTACGGATTCAACTGCGACGGATATGATGATAGAATTGTTGACACCACAGGCTGGATAACGGAAGAGGAAGAAAACTTCAGATATAAATTCGATGGTCCATTCAGAGTAAGCAAGGGTCAGTGGATTTCTAGACAAGAACGTTACATACAATTCATAGATTAAAAGAGGAATGATATATGCAAGACAAGCAAACTATTATCATTGAGCTTGTTAAAAGCTTGAATGCTGGAAACACTAGCTACTCTCAAGATAGAGTGAAGATAGCTATTCAGCAATACAACCAGTTGGTTGATTACGAAATTGTGAAAGGACCGAAGGTGAAAGTATGACAATTGAAATCCTAAACAGAGACATGATCATGTGCTGGAAGCAAGGTGACATCTTTATGAAGAATGTTCTTGCAAACATGATTGATGCAGTTAAGAAAGCAAGTATGACTGCAAAGGGTCGTGTAGAGATTACTGAGCAGTTAGTAAATGAAACCCTACAGAAGTATCAGAAGACTGTTCAGGAACAGTATGATTCTTGCCCTGACTCTGCAGCTGATCCTGATCGTGATGCAGAGCTGAAGCAGCGTAAAGCTGATTACTTGAGAGAGCTGCGCATTGTTAAGGAGTATACTCCTCAGCTGTTAACTGATCCTGAGGAGATCAAGAAGACAATCATGTCACTTGTTGGTGACTTGCCTCTTGTTAAATCCAATAGAGGTAACATCATGAAGCTGATTGCTCCTGAGTTCAAGGGCAAGGCTGATATGAGCGTCGTCAATAAAGTTGTTGGAGAATTGCTGGCATGATGATTCATGGAATTACAAATTCAGATCTTCTAGCTGCTTACATTGATAAGTATCATCGTAACATGAATGTTATGGTTGTTTATATCAATGTTACAAGTGGATGTCAGAGACTCCTTGGTGACATCAAAGATCAGCTGTTGTTGCCTATTCCAGATAGAATTGAACTTGACTCCGATTATATCATGATTGGTTCTCATAGAGAAGAGTTAACCAAGTTCATCAACGCACACGATCATCTAATCTACGATACTAGATTAGAGCTGTATATTGATGGTTGTCTGTACATGACCAACTAAGTTGATATGTTTCAACAGTTACTATATAATATATGTATAACGTGTAGGAGGTAGTTACAATGTTGAATGATCTGAAGGTTTTCTTGGATAACAAGCTGAAGCAGTGCGAGGGGATCTATGACAGATATCAACTGCAGCTCATCAAAAGTGAAGCTTTTGGAGCATGTAACTTTCTCCTCACTGTAACTAAAGATAATTCTGTTGTTGAACTGTGGGAAGAATATAGACCGAAGTTCGATGACTGCATGGAGGGCTTTTGATGTTTGACAGTAAAACTACTGGTGAAGAATATACTCTCACCATTGCGAACGAAACTATTCTAATCGGTTGTAATGTACATGCATACGGCAATGAAGTTGTTGTGAAGATTCCTGAAGGTGTCAAAGAAATTGCAGGGTATGCAATGCAGGGTTGTTCTGGTGTGAAGAGAATCATTCTTCCGAAGTCACTGAGAAAAATCGGACAAGCTGCTTTTATCAGCTGTACTGATCTGGAAGCAGTTTACATTCCGGACACTGTAACTGAAATTGGTGTTGGAGTCTTCCGGAATTGTCCTAAACTGAAACGAGTACATGTCCCTCCAAAGATCATGGAAAGTGCATTTGCAAAAGATCGTGGTTTACCGAGTTATATGTGGTAAATAAAATATGTCGAGAGCAGCCAGAAGGAACTGGCTGCTCTCTTTTTATGTTTTTACTATCTTGTATAATTATTATATAGAATTATTATCTAAACTTCTTTCAAAGGAGATTACATATCTATGGCTTATGATTATATTCGACAAGTAGAACTTACAGACGGAACTACCAAACCAGTAGGACCTGAAACTTTCTTTAAGAGAACAGTTACCACAAGCAATCTGCTTGTAATCGGTATCAAAGCAAATGAGTCAGGAATAGTACATATGTATACAACTTGTGACTCTGAAACTAATGAGTATGCATTCAAGTATCTTCATGAATCAGCCAGTGTACAACCTACATTTGTTGCAGGTAATCCTCACACAAGTATGAAGATGGTTGTGAGTATACCGAACGCTTCAACAGCTCAACTGTTTCCTGATTTTGATTTCTACACAGTACAATTCGGCACGTCTGTCGATGTTGTTGAGTTGAGAACTCTTCTCCCTAACGTTGATATTGTTTGTTTGAACGATACTTACTCTAAGGCACAGCTGAACACAATGTTCACAGCTGGTTATGAGGCTTATCCCCAAACCTTGCTTAACGTGAAGGATTTCGGTGACACGTTACCCAGTGCAGGCACTCCTGGTCGCATATTCTTCAAGAAAATATGATAATCATGATACACTCTTGAGGAAGGAGATTGATCCATGTCACAACAAACATTTAACGCGGCGATGCGATATGGTGGACTACGTAATGGAGCTTCATACGAGTCTTGGCCTACCAATGCCGTGGCTTATCAAGGATGTTACAATGGTCTACACTACCCTAACGTTGAAGAGGCAGGCTACATAGGTGGAACTCGTTACGGTATCATTCAATTTGATGGCATAAGTGAACTGTGTAGTACAAAAAAGATTACTGCTCTTGAAATGACGATTGATTTTCCTACAGCTGGTAACAACACTAAGAAAACAATCAAATTCTGGAAGTCAAATTATACTTCAGTTGATACAAGTAAAAATCCAAGTTCCTACATTGGTGCATCACTGGGTGACTATGCAACAACTGTTGTTGCATACAACAAGTCAGAAACTATAACTCTGAACGAGACAACAAACTCAGAGTTATTCAACTCTTTTGTTAACTACTTTTCTACATCTGGTAATGATCTAATTTGTATCTATAATGGTGAAGATACCGACGATCTTATTGGAAAAGGTAATGAATCTACTAGTACACAGTGTTACAGCCCAAACTATCTTCAGTTCAAAACATGCACACTAAAAGTTACTTACAAAGAAAAGTATACAGTAACTTACGTTGCTAATGGAGGCTCAGGAGCTCCTGCAGCACAAGCAAAGATAGAGGGTGAAGATTTAACTCTAAGCTCAACTGTTCCAACTTACACTGGAAGAACTTTTAAGGGCTGGGGAACTTCAGCAACTGATACAACTGTAGATTATGCAGCTGGCGGAACATATAGTACGGATGGAAACATCACACTGTATGCAATCTGGGAACTCAATGAATACACAATCTCCTACAATCGTAACGGATATACAGTTGCTTCAGGATTTCCTAGTCCCTCCACGCAAACCAAAACTTACGGAACAGCATTAACTCTATCCTCTAGCAAACCTGTTTTAGACCCCACACAATTGACTGCGTATACAGTCACATTGAACGCGAATGGGGGAACTTGTACATCAAGTAGTTTAACAGCAGCTCGAACAAAAACAAATACATTTACGAGCTGGAATACAAAAGCTGATGGCACTGGAGTAAACTACAATGTAGGAGCATCCTACACAGCAGAATCCAATGCAACACTATATATAAAAGCAGATAGCTCAACTGTTACAAACAACGTTGACCTACCTACTGCAACAAAAACAGGTTACAAGTTTTTAGGCTGGGCAACTAGCCCTACAGCAATCGGTGGAACAACAGGAAGTTACACACCTACAGGAAATGTAACGTTGTACGCAATCTGGGAAGCTCAGGGTCTTGTTTATATTGACAATGGAACAACTCTTGAACCTTATTCTATCTGGATCGACAACGGCACAAGCTGGGACCAGTACATGGCATACGTGGATAACGGCACAAGTTGGGATCCTTGTGGTTAACTGAATACACGTTGAACTAATAAGCTACCGATTCTTCGGTAGCTTATTTTTGTAGTTGATAGTTACTTAACTGTTTATTATAATATGTATGTAAACTAACTAAACTGAAGGAGGCATCAGATGGCAGGATATACTCAGACGTATGTTTCTCTCGTCGATAAAGAAATTCCTAGCACTTATGAAGTGGAAAAGTGCAAACTCCTAAACAAGATTGAAACCGAACTTGGGCAGCACTACATGATCAGCTACAGTAAGGAGCCGATTGACAGTTATCCTTACATCATCAACACGTTGCTGGATCACTTCAAACGTGAGGATGGGGAATATTCTTACAGAGGAAATCTTGTCGATCGAGAAAAAGTTCTATCCACTATTAAAGAACGCTACTATGCCCTTGTGCTAACGTGTGTAACAATGGAAACCGTTCCAGCTAGTTACAAAGTATTGGAGTTCGGTAAGGAGACAGATGAATGAAAAAGAATATCAAGAATCTAAATCATGTGTGGATGATCTATCTGTATGATGTTGTTGTAGTCCTTGCATTTGTAGGACTTGCTATCTCGTTCACTAAGTGGTGGATTGCTCTTTTCGGGTTGCTGTTCATTATGACACCTTCCTATAAGAAAACAGAGTACTATCGTCTATGTGACAACTGTGGTAAGCGCAGCCCTGGTGCAGAAACTTACAATGATGCAATCGACAAGGCTGTTAGTTCTGGATGGCTTCATAGACCGAAAAAGCGCATTGATGGTTCAGATAATTTCGAAGACTTCTGTCCGGACTGTAGACGAAAGTTGGGGTTATACTAATGAAATCAGCTCGAGTAAGAAGTGACTACAGCACATCAAAGCTCAACATGCTACAAACAGACGATGGAGACATCATTCTGCAAGTTTACGGTAAGGATGAATTCCGTATTGCAACTTCTGGTGGTCAATATCATGGAGAACAACTAGCTAAGATTTGTAACAAGTTTAGTGAACTGATTGATTTGTTGAATGGAGATGCATAAATGGACAGAATAAGAGACATCACAGTTAGGGGCAGATTTCATCCTGAGTGTCAAGGTTGTAAGAAACTTGTTCTAGAGCGAAACGGTTACGATGATGTCTGGAACTGTTGTTTTTATTTCCAGTGTGGTAATCAGTTAGCTCATTCTGGAAAATGCATCGGAACTGATAATCATGAAGAACCATTACCGCTGTTAAAGCAGGAGAGTGAATATGTCGGACACGCATGAATTGAAAATACTACCGCAATACTTTCAAGCTGTTTGGGATGGTAACAAAAACTTTGAATTACGAAAGAACGATCGAGATTACAAAGTTGGTGATTATCTTGTTCTACGAGAGTATTCAGGCGCTGGATATACGGGTTCATTCCTGAAAGTGGTTATTACATACATCTTGAAAGATTGTCCTGAATATGGATTAAACAAGGATTACTGTATACTTGGTATCAGACGTACTAGTGGGTATGTAGTTGATTAAACAACAGTTATCTATTATAATGTAAGTATAATAAATGACTGGAGGCACTACATATGCAACGCAGTGACATCATCTACCTCAGCATTCTGGACGGAACATGGCTCCTCCTTCTGTTGGAACACATTGTCCTCAATCTCGAGCTTGCTCTCCCTCTAGCAATCATCTGGGGCATCGGAACAATGCTATTCAACATCAAGGTCATTGCTAAGTATGCAATATCAGTTACATATGAATAAACAACAGTAAGATAAGAAGGCTGCAGTACAAGTTGCTGCAGCCTTTAACTGTATATAAAATTATCAATAGAAAATAAAGAGGATTAAGAAGATGAAAAAATTACAGTTTGAATCTACTGTACATAAACAAAGATTCAGTCTTGGAATACTGTGTGGATTACTTCCAATACTTTGTGTGCTGTTCGGTTTCATGTCTTGCACTTGGGGAGGAAATCCTTGGGAGCTCCTGAACTCAATTTCTGAAACATACTATAGTAACCACAATGCCATTATGTTGATTGCTCTAGGACTTTGTGGATTCTTTCTATTTACATATGAAGGATACGATCTTGGAGACAGAGTTCTAACAATCATTGCTGGAGCTGGAGCTCTCGGAGTTGCTTTCTTTCCTTGTGAATCCGTGGTGTCATCAACTCATGTTGGATTGTTAAGTTTACCTCTTTCTATCTCCAACATTCTCCACTTTACAAGTGCAGGAATGGTGTTCGGTGGATTTGCTCTAATGACTCTCACACAGTTTACAAAAGGTAAAGATAGTAAAAGAAACAACCTCTATGTGATTTGTGGTGTCGTGATGTTGATTGCACTAATACTAGTTCCCATTAAGAGTATATTCAACTGGCCGGATTGGACTATGATGCTACTAGAGTTCTTCATGTTAGAAGCTTTCAGTGTTGCTTGGATTGTTAAGAGTAAAGTTAATCTGTAAAATTGATTTTGAATAATAGGATGCACTCTCTGTTTCGAGAGTGCATTTTTTATTTTACAGTTGAATAATCTTACCTCATCATTTATAATAACAGTATAAATAAGAGGAGGTTATGATCATGACCTACACTATTCACTCTGTTCTTCTTGAGCGTTTCGAGAATAAGCTGAAGAGCTTCCAGCGTAAGTTCGCCAAGTATGGAGACGGAAAGCTCGTGTACTCCGTTTCCGAGCCATACATCTACGAGTTCGATGCTAACGTTGATGGCTCTATTGAGGCATTTGATGGCCGTGAAGTTATCGACATTACTGTCGAGGGTGAATACAAGATCAACGATTATGAGTTCGTTGCAGCTCTTCAGTTTGATTCTGAGTCTGGTCGTAACATCGTCAATGGCGGCAACGTTCCTGAGGAGTTCCTGACTCGGTGCGCTTGTGATCATTGTAAGACGAGTCGTGCTCGAGTTCGGACAATCATTCTTCGCAATGGCGATGAATACATCCAGGTCGGTAATTCCTGTGTGAAGGATTACCTCGGTGTCAACATTGAGCGATATGCAAGTTATCTGAGCTTCTGGCATGATCTGGAGGAGTTGGAAGAGGACAACAAGATGATGATTGTCTCCGCTCGTCCTGCTTATCTTGTTGAAGATGTGCTGTTGGAAACTGCGTGGCGTGTTGCTAAGTCTGGCTATGTCAGTAAGGAGAAGGCCTGGGAGTGGGAAGTTGATGCAACTTCTAGCGCTGTTTGGAATGCTCTCCATTCTCATATCAATCATGAGTACACCGATGAGCACAGAGCCGCTGTTGCAGCTGTTGTTGAATTTGTCAACAGTCAGGATGAAGACTTCGGTTATGTTTCTAATCTGAAGTCTCTGATCAACAACAAGTATGTTACTAACAAGAACTTCGGATTGCTGGTTAGTTCCTTTGGATACTATGCTGCAGAGATGCGTAAACTGGAAAGAGAAAAGGCTGAACAAGTTACTGCTAATAGCCAGTGGATTAAATCTGTTGGTGAAAAGATTAAATTTGTTGCACAGCCTACTCTGATCTTCTCTATGGAAACTCAGTGGGGTTACTCTTACTTGTATAGATTCATCTTGGATGGCAACGAGCTGATTTGGAAAACCGGAACTTGGCTGGACACTGACATCGAGTATGAAGTTTCTGGAACCATCAAAGCTCACAATGAATATCGTGGCAAGAAGCAGACTGAACTCACTCGTTGCAGAGTTAAAGAAATTGCTCGCAAGTTCAAGGAAGAGAAAGTTGACACTGATGTTTCTGAAACTCCTGATTGGTGGAACATGATTTAAGTTGAACTTTCTTTCAGGATAAACAATAATTATATTGATAACATACTTAGGAGGCAACAAATCATGTACGTTGACACTGACGGAATTGCGGAGCTCTTTATCGGATTTATCATAATTCTCGTAGTTGCATTCGTGATAGGCATTGTTCTCGGGATCGTTCAATGGGTTGGAAGCTATCCTTTAGAAGACACGATGTTACAATGTGAAGTTGTACATCTCAACATTGTAGAGAACCGTTATGTTGTTACAATGTTGTGCGATGGTAACGGACTGAAAATCTACACTGACCTAGATACATATGCAAAGTTACATGTTGGTGATATGTGTGAAGTCTTACGAACTGGAAAGTATGTACCGCTTCAAGGTAATGTGTACAATTACAAGATTATGACAATGAGGGAGGATAATGAATGATGTTTATCGGAAGGGCTGTTCAGAAGGTTTTGAAAGAGTGGCGCAGTGAGTCAAGAAATCCTCACTTGTGTCTATACAAAGGTGATGGTGATACAATCATCATCTATACTGATCGACCGGGCTACATGATTGGTAAAGGTGGACAGCTTGTTGACAAGTATCGCAAGAAAATTTCAGAGGCATCTTTCGGCACTATCAAGAATGTCTCCTTTGTTGAAACTTACGGAATCTTCTAAGGAGACAAGATGGAAGCACTTATTTGGTGTTTAATATTCTTATCAATACTTTCAACACTTACAGTGCTCTCCTGTATGAAAGTTTCAGGAAAGTGCAGTGATGCGGAAGAAAAGAAGAAACAGGAGAAAGCATGAACTGTCCAATATGTAACAAAGAGTTGACTCTTATTGAGGGTCGAGACATTTTAGGAAACCCCAGATTTAACTATGTTTGTGAGTCCGAAGGAGCTCCTCACTTCATGACGGATTCATATGCACGAAAGGAGGATGCTATGGCTGAGGTTGAGAGCGGAAACAGCTATTCAAAAACAAGTAATGAAGCGTACTGGAAGCACGGGAATAATGACACTATATACTGTTCGCACTGCGCTGTAATTGTAGGAAAGGCTCCTACAGATGCAATGTATCGCAGTATTCTGGAAAATAACAAATTCTGTAAAAACTGCGGAAGATCTATGAAAGCGGAAGTAACTCCTCCGATCCGTGCTGAAGAAATTCCCAAAACAATCACTGTTGCAGAATATAACAAGATCTGGCACAAGAAGCACTCAAATGCTGAATCTTTCATAAAGCTGCTTGATAGTTCTGTTGCTAAATCGGGAGCTTATGATATTGTTATGCATCAGCTGAAGTGTATCGGCTGGCCCGAAGTTCAGCCTACACTACTTGCTGCCCTTGAAATGTATAAACAGATCATGAAATCGAAATGTGCAGGAAAAACTTGTCACACAGAATACCGTCAAGTGACTTTGTGTGAGAACTGTGGTAAGTGTTTAATGATTACCGATGATGGATGCATCTGCAAGGACCGGGGCGTAATGCCCATTGACGGATTCTGTAGCTATGGTTACCCGAAGGAGCAAGATGGTTCAGCTAACTAAGGAAGAAACAATTCAGCAGCTTGCATGTGGGATATGCTCAGTTACAGCTAACCGAGGTGAGTGTACTGGCTGCTCTTTTGCAAAAAACAGCTCTTGTGAACATTTTAGAGCAGCTGAAATCTTGTACGCAAGAGGATTTCGTAAAACTGAAGAGTCTGTTACAGGAGAGTGGATCCGATGCAATGGACCAACATATTCGTACTTTCGATGTTCAATCTGCAATGATTGGCAGATGACACAGTTGCCTCGGTGTATGAAATGTATGACAAAGATGCGAAATATAACGGAGTTTGAACTATGATCAAGATAAGCACACGACTTGAAAAGATCAGCAAGTTCCTTGCACTTATTCTGAGACATAAGCCCGATGCAGCTGGCATAACGCTTGATAAACATGGGTGGGCGGATGTCAACGAACTCGTTCGAGGAATTCGAAGCACAAAAGATCCGACATTCACACACGACGATTTGACACTCATTGTTGTCACTGACTCAAAAGGAAGATACTCCTTTGATGAGTCTGGAAAACGGATAAGAGCGAATCAAGGGCATTCAGTTGAAGTTGATGTTGAGTTAGAAGAGATTGAACCTCCGACATTATTGTATCATGGAACAGCCACAAAGTACATTGACTCCATTGAAGCTGAAGGCATCGTCTCAAAATCTAGACTGTATGTACATCTTTCGGAAACAGTTAGTACTGCAACTGAAGTTGGTAAACGGCACGGCAAGCCTGTAGTTTACACAATCCACGCAAAAAAGATGTTTGATCATGGTTACAAGTTCTATAAGTCTGTCAATGGTGTGTGGCTAACAGAAACAGTACCTACTGAATATTTTGGATACAAAATCTTTGATTGGACAGGTGTTGAGGAAACAGATGAGATATACAACAAAAATCAGACTTCCAGTTGAAAAAAGCAACTTTCATTCCTACACGCTGAGCCACAATGTTGTTCAACAACTACTTGAAATGCTGAGCAAAGAATCAAACATCGTTTCAGTTGAGTGGGAAAACGGTGATTGTATAGCTACAGTTGAGATACTGAGTCCTGTCACTCTTGAGCCAACTTATAGCTCTTTAGAACTATTTGTAAGGGATATTATCAACCAGAATTCTGGTAAAAACTGATACCTTGCTTATAGCACATTATCCTAACTAATATAAATTATATATTGAATATTGCTCCTTGCACAACTTAAAGCACAAGGTAACAAAGAGGTAGTTAACAGCTACCTCTTATTTTATAGTTGAATGATTACAACTGTTATTTTATAATATCAGTATAAAGATCAGGAGGTAACTTTATGAAGTGGAACGTTATGGTCTGTGTTTTTGTTGTGAAACACGAAGGATGGGATCCTACAGCTACAAACATTTCTGACATGCTGTATGACTATCCTGGAATCACCGATTCATGGTTCACCTCTAAGCAGTCTGTCGATGAAGTTCATGAATGTATGAACTTCACTGTTGTCGCAGATGAGATGCCGGTTGCTAAAAATCTGTTTGATGAGCTCAATCAACATTTCGATGTTAATCAGCTCGAGATTACTCGTGAATGTTGGCACCTGAAACCGAACACACAGTTTCAGTGGACTAATCGAGGAGTCATTGTTTACTATGATGGTTCAGTGTATCATGAGGACTTCTGGGAATTCCGCATCAAGGGCTGTTCTGTATTCAACATTCTGTATATTCCCTCTTACACAAAGGGCTGGACGAAGGGCAAACGGGAGAAAGCTTTCGGCTCTGCATTGTACTGTTGGGTAGGTCCTGCAGGTGGCAAAACTCCTTTAAGAGCACATTGCATTGATGACGCTCTGAAGGAATTTGAAGAGCTTTTTGAAAACATGACTCGTAACTCCATTCAGCAAACTGAAAGAAAACTTTCTGATCTAAAAACTGAGCTGGAAGATCTCACTAAGTGGAGAAGCAAGAAGGAGTGATTCTTGAAACGTAACAACTACATCAACTGGGATGAATACTTCATGGGGATTGCGCTCTTAGCTGCAAACAGAAGTAAAGATCCAAACACACAAGTAGGCGCATGTATTGTATCTACTGATAACATCATTCTATCAACTGGATACAACGGTATGCCGAAGGGCTGCTCAGATGATGACTTTCCTTGGTCTCGAGAGGGCACAGAAACAAAGTATCCTTATGTGGTACATGCTGAGCTGAACGCAATACTTAACTCGAATGGCAGAGACTTAACCAACAGTAGAATCTATGTTGCTCTCTTCCCTTGCAATGAATGTGCAAAAGCAATCATCCAGAGTGGCATAAAAGAGGTAATCTACCTATCCGATAAATATGCTGACACTCCTGCGACAATCGCATCAAAGAGAATGCTAACATCTGCGGGTGTAACTTTCCGCCAGCTGGAATCAACTGTATCAAGTATAACTCTGAACTTCATGTAAAACAAAAGTGAGTGACAGTAGCTTGTCACTCACTTTTCTAGTAGTTGATAAAACAATTTGAACATAATACAATATTGAGGCTGAACTATCAGTAAATTGTATATGTTAATATATGTATGTGTATTTTTACAGATAAGAGGGATGAATGAGTAACGCTGTAATTATTCGAGCTGAAAAGCGAACAAACTATTCTATCATGAATAATCAGATTGGACAGACTACAAATATTTCTTGTAGAGCTATTGGTCTTTATCATAAGTTAATGACGCTTCCGCCTCAATGGAACTATTCGATAAGTGGACTTGCTAAGATTTGCAAAGAGAGTGAAGCTACTGTTCAATCAATGTTAAAAGAGTTACAAGAATTCGGATACATCGAAATCAACAAGAAGTACCCATCAAAAGAGACAGGTGGGCGTATTCAGTTCGAGTACATCATTCATGAAACTTCTATAGCGCCTGACAAGCTTGAGACATTTGTTGACTGGTCAAAGATAGCAAAAGACTGAAATACAATCCCCCGAAAAACAATGGCTTGTATTACAACCGTTTGTATTTCTAGGGCAATATATTATATAATGATAAACTAAATAATATAAATATAATGTTATTATTACATAATAACATTATAGAGAGGGATGAACCCTCTCGAGGAGATAACTGAATGTTTGATAAAATTGTTGAATCAATGTTACAGTTTAGTAATACATTCTGGATGTTGCTCTGTGTTCTTATCTTTGCAATGACAGGTTCTTTTGAGGGTATGCTGATCAGTGGCGTGTTTGCTGTTGTAGTACTCATCATGGAGCTATTCAGTTGCATTCAGAGAGCAAAGAAAAATAAACGACGTAAGGAACGGACTCATGGAAATCAGAAAGTTACATGAATCAGATGAGCTTCAAGATAGAGCTAAGAAACACAAGAAAAACAACAAAGGACTCAGTTTTTACTGTACTCTAAATCCGGATGCAGGAAATGTTGAGCATAATGTTGCAATGTTTAATCATATGAATACTCCAGCCGAAAGTCCTTCTGTTAATCCTTGTGGTCCGATGGCTGAAGCTATGAATACAGATGAGGTTTCACATCTATTCAAGTTGCATGTTGGAGATATTGTTGAATATGAAGGTCAAGAGTTTACTGTTGACGCTATACGCAATGATCCTGATCATACAGAGCTTGTTCCTTCGATGCTGAAACTTGGAGATGACTGGGTTCCTGAAGAATGGGTTGCCCTGAATTTTGATCATAAACTAAGAGAGGATAATAGTAAGATGGATTCACAGATTGAATTGAATTACACCGATCTTGAAGTGACCATTGTTACAAGACCTCGCAGACCTTCCAGTTATCATTTTGAGTATGATCGAGATGAAGCACAGACAGTTGAAGAGACGATTGATTACGAGTTTGCTGTTCCGAGATCTGATATTGTGGATTTCATCTATGAAAACATGACTGAAAATGATTTTGCAGATATCGATACTGCAACTGAGGCTGAGGTACTTGAATTCATTAACAAGAATTTTGACACATTGTTTGCCAAATATGAGTCAATGATTTTGGACGCTTATAGAGATCGAGCAAGAGAAGACGCAGAGGAACATATGAACGAATCATTAACAAATAAAGAGCTCGGTGAAGCTACTTGTGGCGTAGAGAAGTTTGTTTCATCACTCGGAAAAGATCTACATGAAGCTTTTTTGAGTAAGTTGATTGATAGTAATACTTCTGAAGAGCTTCTCAGATTAGAAGCTCTGTATGAGAAGTATGCTCGAGCACACGATGATATGCATACACAGAAGATTGTTGAAAAGGTTAGATCTGCAATTGCTTCATGCGCAGAAAATACTCAACCCTTAGCTGAGTCGGTGAATGAATACGTTATCATGGCAGTATGTAGCGATGGTAAAAAACAGTATTACAATGTTTCTTCAGCACCACACTGGGTAGCTAAAGCCAAGGATGCAACAATCTTTGATGACATGGACGAGGCAAGAGCTGTCTGGTTCAAGTTGGATAAGAAATCTTTCAAGAGAGTATTCATTCCTAACTACGATCATGAAAAAATGAACGAGGCTGTTGACATTGACAAACAGTATCAGCTTGACCTTCTGCTTGACCGCATCGAAGAAGTTATGGACTGGAAACTCAACAAGAAGTGTAAGACAAGAACTCTTGGCAATAATACTTATCGTGTTGTTCATACTTCTGGAAACACTTCAATGATTGTTAGATTTGATGTTTCCGACCCTGTCAAGCCACTCACTTTCATGATTGATAAGAAAGGTCCATTCACTGCAAAGAATGAGTCAGAAGCGGCTAATATCATCTTACGTGAGCTTCAGAACAAACACTCTGACTCATTTGATATGTTTAAGAATGAGGGTTTGAGTGATAGAATTCGTAAGAACGACTTGAACTATGATGATGAGCTTGATGCTTATCTTGCATCTGAGGGTGATACAGAAGTGCAGTTCCAAGATCGTGAAACTCATACACATGAATTCCGCACAAAGAAAAATCAGTGGGGAAGAAGTTATGTTGATGGGCAGTACAATACACAACCCAAAGTAGCTTCTCATACTTGGGGTCGTGTTTGGAAAGATGGTAAACTTGTAAAACAGTCTGAAGGTCCAAAGTATCAAGTAAGAGCTGATATTGCAAAATATCTTGATTCTGAAGGTAACTTGGATGAGTCTAAAATCCCTGACAACTGGACTAAGTATCGTGGAGCTTGGATGTATCCAGTTTATGGTGGATGGGAAGCAAATCTTGATGGCTTACATTATGAAGCTGAAACTGAAGATGAATTGAAGTTAAAGATTGATTCTGCAGTTCGTGATGGGTATACAAAGGATAACAAACTAGCACCGTTGTATCGAGATACACTACCAGCTTATGGTGGTATGCTCGATGAGGCTTGGAGTCCCGATTACATTGATTGCCCTGTTTGTGGCGATATTTCATTTGACGCAAAGAGGGGCAGATGCACTCAGTGTGCATATCGTGAATCTGTTGAGGACGATACTGACGATTTAGAGCATCCTGATCAAGAGTTTGATTCTGCAAAGACCTCTATAAATTCTACTAAGTTACCTGCGGTTTACAGAATGGTTAAGATTCCTCAAGGAACTACTGGTGTTGACTTCGGTGGTGGATCTTTTGATAATGCAGTAGAGCACATCCGTGATCTTGGAGCAACTCTATGCGTCTATGATCCTTATAATCGTTCCGCAGAGCATAATCGAGAAGTTATCAAGACATTGAAAGGTAACGGCGGTGCTGACTGGGCTATCAACTCAAATGTTTTGAACGTTATCAAGGAACCTGAAGCTCGTAAAGCTGTTTTACAGAATATTTCAAAGATTACAAAATCTGGCGCTCCTGTTTACATTACTGTCTACGAGGGTCGTGGAGATGGTAAAGAAGGAGCTACTAAGTCAGGTTATCAGTTGAATCGTAGAACTCAAGATTACCTTGCTGAAATTCAAGAAGTATTTCCTGATGCAGTACGTAAGGGTAAGTTGATTATTGCTCATAACGGCAGAGGACATGTTAACGAAAGTAACAATGCCTATAGTTACAAAGATTACACAATCATCGATGCTGGTTCTGGTTGGAAAGTTAAGGATGCTTCTCAGAAGTGGGTTGGCAACGAATTTGCAACCGATAGAGACGCAGAGGAGTTTGTTGACTCTCTGAATGAGTCCTTTTTGGACAGCGATGATAACTACGAGTATGTAGCTAGTAAGTCAGTACTTGATTCAGATGGTTTCTATACTGATTACACTTGGTACAAGAACATTGATGGTGTGAATGTATTCGTGTTTGGTGACAATGATATCTACAAGCCTGCTGATGGTTACATTGATCATGAAGAGGAAGATGATACCGCTGCTCAGGAATGGTTTGATTCTTACAACGGATTTGAAGAAGATATTGTTGACGAGAACTTAGATACAAGCAATGATGTCTTCTGTGTCGATGACCAGTTGGAATGGACTGACTTGTCTGGTGTGAAGTTCCGAGCACTTGTAACTGATGTCAATGATGATGTTGTAGTTCTCGATATGATGCCCGTAAGCGGAGCTCCTGTTACCAGAACTTTTGAGCTAACTTGTGACTCTAATGGCAAGGAATGTATCATTGTTGATATGGCCTCCGATAAGAGTGATGCTGTTTATGTTTATCCTCCATATGAAGATCTTGAAGAGAGCACTGCTTCAAACAAAGTAGTATATCCTAACGGTGAACCTGTTACAGATATTGATCTGAATCGTGCACTTGATTATATGTACGGTACTGATAGAAATCCTGAGTGGACATACACTGATGCAGAGATGCAGCGGGCAATTTACTACTGGATGGATAAGACTGATCCACATCCATCAGGAAAGTCTTACATGAGCTTACAAGAATCCTACAACATCAAGTTCTATCAAATTTTCCAAGCCCCATCTAAGCCTACAGAAAATGGTAAGATGATTGGCCAGAGAGATACTCTGAGTGCTGCCATTGACTTCGGAGAGGATCGTTGTGGTCCTGGAAAGTTCTTTATCAAGGGTGTTTGCGATGATGGCAAAACTAGATACGTAGATTTCTTTAGAAAAGCAAGGGGTTATGTTCCTTTTGCCAACTACAAAGATGACGTAACAGAATCTTTTGAAGATGATGGACCAGTTTATGTTGCATCTTCAGTTGAGAGTCTGAACAACTACTGTGCTGGTTTAGGTGACGCTTGTAAAAGATTACGTGATGGAAACATGTGTTCTTATCGTGGTTATGAAGTAGAATTTGTCGATGGTGAGTACAATGTGTTCTTGCTGGAATCAATGAACGAATCCTTTGATGACTATCATTATGCAGTTTACAACAATGATGCTCTTTTGAGAGACAAGCTCTGGAGTGTCTCTGACGCACTTGAGTTCATTCATGCAAATGGTGGCAACATTATCAAACTTTCAAAAGATGGTGTTGATACTGTTATCTGGAAAGATGGTAAGGCAGTTGGAAGCGGATTTATCGGTAAGGGCATAGATGCTGATGGAAACGATGTTCACTTTGAAGATGGTGAAGATGTTCCAACTCATGCAGCTCCAGAACCTTTCAATCCTAGAAAGTGGTTGTACGGTGAGTCAAAAGAAAACCGACCTCTGTACATTATCAGAGACAGTCACGGAAATCAACTATCTGCTCCTAATCCTGACGACGAAGAGCTGTGGGATAGAGTTGCTTCTATGGAAGCAAGAGGAAGACGTGGACTGTGTGTAGTTGCTTATACCGGCAAGAAAGAATCACTGAAAGAGTGGAATGAATTCAGTGATGACGATGTTGAAGATGATTTGACTCATGCAGCTGTTTACGGCGGCGATAGCAAGTACTGCAAAGAATGCGGTGCTGTAAAGAAATATGATGAGGACGGCTTTTCATATTGTCCTGAGTGCTGTGGTGAACTTGACGAGTCCTACTGGTACAATGATCCTGAACTTCGTCAGAAACAAGATCAGCTAATTTCTGAATTAGAAGCTGATGGATTTGAAGAAACAGATGGTCAATCATATGGCACTAAGCATTGGACATTCTTCCGCAAGAGAGTTGATGGTAAGGGAGTCTGGAAAGCAATCTTTGTTGATACTGGATCAAAAGAAGCTGCAATAATTGATGTAACTTATGGTCAAGTTCGTGGTTATGAGCCACTTGATAGTTTCGATGCTCTAAGAAGAGATCTTGGAAACAAGTTATTGCCATAAATCTTAATATAGAATCTTGTAGCCGGTGCTGTTGATTTCAGCACCGGCTACAATTGTATATCACTATGTACTATTATATGTGAAGGAGATATACAATGGCATTTACTGCAAGTAAACTACTAGAAATTGCTATTGCCGAGCTTGGCTACAAAGAAAAAGCTTCTAACTTTCAGCTCGATGATAAAGAAGCCAATGCTGGTAGTGGCAACTGGACGAAATATGCTCGTGATCTTCACACCGCAGGATATTATCAAGCAGCTAAGAACGGTTATGCATGGTGTGACATGTTTGTTGACTGGTGCTTCTTACAGCTTGGTGGCAGCAAAGAAAAAGGCGAATGGCTCGAATGCCAAACAGGACTTTATGGTGCAGGATGCGAATGGTCATCTAACTGTTATCGTTGGGCAGATCGTTGCGGAACTGAGCCGAAAGTCGGTGCACAAATCTTCTTTGCTAAAAACGGTAAAGGATCTGAAGAGCATACAGGTATTGTAGAAAAGTTTGACAGTAACTATGTTTACACAATTGAGGGTAACGCAAGTAACATGGTAAAGCGTAAAACATACGCTCGTAATTCTGATTACATCCTGTGTTATGGATATCCAAGATTTGATGAGACTACAAATGAGACGCAAGCAACAACTTCAACAATTGCTGCTGATCATTTTGACAAAGGGGATGTCGTTAAGATTGTTTCTGGCGCTAACTGGTTAAGTGGATCTGCTGTTCCTACATGGGTGATCAAGAAGGAATGGATTATTAAAGAAGTTTCTACTTCTGATGGTAGAGTTGTTGTCAATGAATCAGTTGATGGAGCAAACAAGATCAATAGTCCTATTCACTATTCTTCTCTAGTTCTTGTTAAGGCTGCTAATCCGAAAGAGGATAAAGTTGAAACAGAGCTGGACGGAGGAAACAAGGAAACTGAGGTTGCTCAAAGTAGTTTGAAGTATTCTACTGCAAATCCGCCGCTTGTTTGTATGCAGACTCAGAGCACTTGTTATAAGGGCACAACCGAAATGACTGTTCTTGGTGTGCTGTGGCATAGTACAGGTGCAAACAACAAGACTATCAAGCGCTATGTTCAGCCTAGTGACAATGATCCAAACAAAGATGCTCTGCTTAAGTTAATCGGTAAGAATCAGTATAACAATGACTGGAACCATATTGACAGACAAGCTGGTTTGAATGCTTGGATTGGTACATTAGCTGATGGCACAGTTACGACCGTTCAGACAATGCCCTGGAACTTTAGACCTTGGGGCTGTGGAAGTGGTAAGAATGGTTCTTGTAACAGTGGCTGGATTCAGTTTGAGATCTGTGAGGATAACTTACAAGACGCTGACTATTTCAACAAGGCATACACAGAAGCTTGCGAGCTAACTGCGTATCTTTGTAAGATGTTTAATCTTGATCCTCATGGAACCATTAACTATAATGGAGTTAAAGTTCCCGTTATCCTTTGTCATGCAGATTCTTATGATCTTGGTTTCGGATCAAATCATGGTGACATTGATCACTGGTTCCCGAAGCATGGTAAGTCAATGGTAACAGTAAGAAATGATGTTGCAAAGTTACTCCAGAATTCAACACAAGCTGCTCCAGTAGAAGGTGTATACCAGAAGGGTGTTGCAACTCAGCTTTCTAAGAATTTCAAATCAACTGAATTTGATTGTCATGGAGATGGCTGTTGCACTACAACAGAAGTAGATCCAAAACTTGTTACTTATTTACAAACAATTCGTGATCATTTTGGCAAGGCTGTTAATATTAGCAGCGGATATAGATGTGCAACACACAACAAGAGTGTTGGAGGAGCTGTTGGTTCAAGACATACAAAAGGTCAAGCAGCTGATATCTATATTAACGGTGTAACTCCTTTGGAGATTGCTCGTTACGCAGAACAACTTGGCATCTTAGGAATTGGTTTATATGAAACTGATGAAGATGGTCATTTTGTACATGTTGACACAAGAGCGACAAAGTCATTCTGGTATGGACAAGCACAAGCTAAGAGAGATACATTCCAAGAGCCTGTTAAAATTGATATATCAAAAGTTAACACAGCAAAAGCTGATCCGAAGCATGTTTGGGACTTCTTGAAAGCAAAAGCATTGAATGATTTTGCAGTGGCTGGTTTGATGGGCAATTTGCTTGCTGAGTCAAACATGTTACCAATCAACTTGCAAAACACTTATGAGAAGAAGCTCGGTATGACAGACGCTGAGTATACAGCAGCAGTTGACCAGGGAATCTACAAAGATTTCGTCAAAGATAGCGCAGGCTATGGTCTAGCTCAGTGGACATACTACAGCCGTAAGGAAGACTTGTTGGAGTATGCTACTTCTCAGAAGAAATCAATCGGTGATTTAGATATGCAGCTGGAATTCTTGTGGACTGAGCTTCAAAGATACAAGGCTGTTATGAAGCAGTTGAATGAAGCAACTTCAGTTAGGGAAGCTTCTGATGTAATTCTTCATGACTATGAAGCTCCTGCTGATCAAAGCGAGGCTGTTGAAATCAAGCGTGCTGAATTTGGACAGAAGTATTTTGATGACTATGCCGTATGTATGCACAAGTCAACAGAAATTCAGAACCAGAAAGATGCAACTTGTACAGAAGCTGGATATACAGGTGATAAGGTATGCTCTGAATGTAACTTTGTAGTAGAAGTGGGGTCACTTATTCCTCCTATTCAGCACAACTATAGCTTGACAGGAAAGCTTGAGCCTACAATTGAAACAGAAGGCTACACTGGAGATCAAGTTTGTTCAAGATGCAATCATACAATCAAGGGAGAAGCAATCAAGAAGTTGAGTCCGATTGTTGTTACTCCTGAAGATGATGAGGTTAAGATTACTATCAAGAAGAGCTGGATCCAGAAGTTGATTGAGTGGTTGCTCAGCTTGTTAAAATAACGGTTATTTCACATACAAAGAATGAGGTGCTATTCGCGTAGCACCTCATTTCTTGTATATAAAGTATATAGATCAAACTTTGAGGAAGGATGTTGATAGTATGGCGTTACGTTTGAATGTTGTTGCCATCGCTGATGGTGGTGGTAAGCCTGCCTCTCAGACCGAAGTTGTTCATTCCTATACAGTTGATGCTCTGCTTGCAATTGCTCTAGCAGAGAAGGGCTACAAAGAGAAGAGTAGTAATTCAAGTTTAGATAGTAAGACAGCTAACGCAGGAAGTAACAACTACACAAAGTATGCAAGAGATCTTCATAATGCTGGTTATTACCAAGCAAGCAAGCAAGGATTTGCTTGGTGTGATATGTTCGTTGATTGGTGTTTCTATAAGCTTGTTTGTAATGTAACAGGTAAGACTGGAAAAGATGCTCGGTTGATAGCTAACGAGTTGATCTGCGTGAATGAAAATCAACTATATGGAGCAGGATGTGCTGAGTCTCGTGGTTACTACAAGGAAAAAGGACGTTTAGGAAATCTACCAGTAAAGGGCGCTCAAATATTTTTCTGGGAAGCCGGTGAAGTTTCTCACACAGGTATTGTTACAGGATTTGATGCTAATCAAGTTTATACCATTGAGGGTAATACAAATAATCAAGTTAATGAGCGAGCATACAAGCGGAATGATAGCAGTATTGTTGGCTATGGCTATCCGAAGTTAACAGGACTGAAAGTACCAACCGGATCTACTGTTCCTCCTGACCCTCCAAGCTCTTATGGCGAGGATACCAGTACTGAAAATACAGACAGTTATAACGGTGGTAACAGTGTCGGCGGAAGCGGCTCAGTCATCTCCTATACATTTGATGGGCTGAAATATTCAGATGATAACCCACCCTTGTACTGCCCGCAAACTCAAAGCACTTGTTGGAGAGGCACCAGTAAGAATATGACTATTCGCGGAGTGTTGTGGCACGATACTGGTGCTGGAAACCCTGAGATTCGTAGATATGTTCAACCCGATGACAATGCCAATGATCGAGAGTACTGGATAAACCTACTTGGTAAGAATCAGTATAACAATGACTGGAATCATGCTGAACGACAAGCAGGAATGAATTGCTGGATAGGTAAACTAGCGGATGGATCTGTTACAACTGTTCAGACAATGCCTTGGAATTATAAACCTTGGGGTTGTGGCGGCGCATGTAATGACGGCTGGATTCAGTTTGAAATCTGTGATGATGTTGACCACGGCGATGATCCCGACTACTTCCATGCTGCTTATGAAGAAGCTTGCCAGATAACGGCATACTTGTGTGCAAAGTTTAATCTAGACCCTCTTGGAACTGTGGAGTTCAAAGGAAAACAAGTTCCTGTTATACTTGATCATCGAACTTCTTGTAAACTTGGACTCGGAAGTAACCACGGTGATGTTAGAGGTTGGTTCAAGAAATATGGTAAATATGCTGACGAAGATGGCATGCAGATTGTTCGTCAAGATGTTGCAGCACTTTTAAGTAAGGGCGGTAACTATATTCCAAATGTTAGGATTGACGATATTGTTACTGTTGATCCCGGAGCAACAGCAAAAGATGGTTCAGTTGCTGCGCCATGGATTACATCTAAGCGTTGGAAAGTTTCTAATACATCCTCAGAGGATGAGTATGCGATTCTTGGCCAGCGCGAGGATACCGCATCTGTTGTACTGAATAGGGCTTACAAGAAATCAAATCTGACTGTAGTTACTGCTAATGGATCTGTAACTCCTTCTCCTAACACAGGCAACTTAACTAACAAAGAAAGAATTTGGAACATTCTTTCTAGCAAAGTTAAGGATAGTAATGGACAAACAAACTATTTCGGAGTTGCTGGAATCATGGGTAACATGATGGCAGAGTCTGGTCTTAGACCAAACAATCTTCAGAATACATATGAAAAAAGTTTAGGTTACAGTGATGAAAGTTACACTGCTGCTGTTGATAACGGAACATATACAAACTTTGTACGAGACAGCGCAGGTTATGGACTAGTTCAGTGGACATACTGGTCTTTGAAGGAAGAACTACTTAAATACGCTCAAGAACATAACAAATCCATTGGTGATCTAGATATGCAAGTAACATTCTTGTGTCATCAGTTGTCAACGGGATATACATCTGTTTGGAATACTTGTTGTAACGCTAAAACTGTTAAAGAAGCCTCTGATAAGATGCTACATGGTTTCGAACGACCTTACGGACATGATGGCGTCAACAAAGAGTCACAAGAAAGTAAGAGAGCTCAGTTTGGTACTGATATTTACAACGAGCTAGTCAACGGTTGTTCTCATTCGGAAACAGTAACACGAGATAATTGCGCTGCAACTTGTTCCTCTGATGGATACACAGGTGATGAGGTTTGTTCTTCCTGTGGCTTAACTGTTAGATTCGGTGACATTATTCCTGCAACTGGTCATAACTATCAGTATGGTGTATGTACTATTTGTGGGGCAACTCCAGAGCAAGATAATGGTGGAGGAGGATCTGTTCCAAACATCACAAATGGTATTGTTACTCGAGATGATTTGATTCAGATTCTTTCTGTTTTGAAAGATATGCTAAGTAGAGAAAGTTGAGTGATTGGATGGCTGAAGAAAGATTTGTATACCAAGTAGGAGATCTAATTCAGATCGATCCTACAGCAACACGCATTGATGGATCCTCAATTGATGCTGACTTGAAGGGAAATAACTACAACTGGTTTGTTACGGATGTTGATCCTACAAACTTTACTTTGACTCTCGGAGCATACAGAGCATTTGGATTGAGATATAGATGGAATCCTCCGATTGTAATTCATGAGGATTTTGTGTCTAAGATAGTTAAACTTGTTTGTAGACACGCAAACGCAGTTGTTGACTCAAAAGTTGAACCTACTTGCTTGGAAGATGGTCTAACTGAAGGCAGGCACTGTCCTGACTGTGGTGAAGTTCTTCTAGCACAGCATAAGATTCCTAAACTGGAACACGAATATGTGTACGATATGGATCAAGGTGTTAAAACTTGTACAAAGTGTAAACATCAGATATTTGACTCAGAACGATCCATTGATCTTACAGGAGACGACATCAGAAAGATGATTCAGATAATTGAGGCTATGCTTTCATATGATTCATCTTCACCAGTTCCCCCTGAAGTTATTCCTGAGGTAGATCCTCCTGTGGAGCCAGTATTTAGTTCCGATATTACATTTACAAGCGAGTGGAAAACAGATCTGGATCTTCCTTACTTGTTTTATACTCCTTCAAGTGCAACAACCGACGGAACAACTCCGCTCATTGTTTGGCTACACGGTTCAGATGAGTGCGGTGCAAGCGAGAGCATATTCCGCGACAGAGGCTTGCCTGCTGTTTTGAAAAGCTGGTCATTGAAAGGTTTCAACGCATACATACTTTGCCCCAGACTTCCTGGAGGTATCAAATGGACTCAACGATCCGATTCTGTTTTCAGTATGATTTCTAACATTGTTAGTAAGTACAAAGTTGATACACGAAAGATCATACTTATGGGCCACTCTCTTGGTGGTATTGGAACTGAGTACATTGCGTTCCAGAAACCTGGTTATTTCTCGTGTCAGATTATAATGAGCGGTTACAGTTCTGGAGTAGATCTATCTCAGTTAAAAGATCTACCAACAAGGGTGTATGCTGAAAATTCAGAGTATTCAGCTCATTACAACACACTGAAAAATACATTTGGGCAGGAGGCTTGTACGGTTCTCAACTGTGGTCATGGTGAAGTTCCTGGTAAGGCATTAACTATTGAAAAGTCAGACGCTGCCGGTGTATCTGATCTTCTGTACTGGGCAATCTCTCAAACAAATGAACAACTTGATGATACAGAGAGTGAGCCTAAATTACAAGTTCCCTTTACAACTGTTGTTACAGCTGATGGTGTAAATCTTAGAACTGGACCTGGAACAGAGTATGACGTTGCGGATAGCAATAACAAGGCTTATGCTGGACAACAGCTGACTATAGTTGAAATTGTACAATCCGGTAATCATAATTGGGGTAAGCTAGATCCGAATATCTGGAAAACCTCAAAGACAAGTAGTTGTATCGGAAAATCTGATCGCTGGATAGCACTAGAGTACACAACTGCTTTTAACTCGGAAACATTTAAGACTCCTACATGGATATATCCATTATCATATCAAAGGCTATCAAGCCCTTATGGTTATAGAATACATCCTATCAGTGGAGAATGGAAAATGCACTGGGGTGTAGATCTTGGAGCATACTGGGGAACTCCGATATATGCAACAAAAGCAGGAACTGTTTCAACAGTGGCTTATCAAGAGGATGGGGCCGGAAATTATATCTGTATAAAACATGAAGATGGAACTCAGTCTGATTATTTCCATCTTGAAGAGCAACTTGTTTCTGTTGGTGACAAAGTTGAAGCCGGACAGCATATCGGTAGATGTGGCAGCACTGGCGGATCAACAGGCCCTCATTTGCATTTCCAGATATGGGAGAACGGCTCTAGACAAGATCCGGCAGAGTACATTGATTTCTAAACAAGGAGTCATGTATATAAGATAATACATCATGACGAAGGAAAGGTAGATATTTTTATGGCTGAGTTCTGCAAGGACTGCTTCAAGAAGATTGAGTCATCTGTTAGTGAACAAGATCTCGTACTTAGTTCTGATGCAGAGTTATGTGAAGGCTGTGGTGAGATGAAGCCAGTCGTTCTTGAAGTAAAAACTTCCGAACCTTCAATGACTGTTGCAGAGTGTCAAGTAGAGACTCAAAAACACATTGAAATGGTTCGTAAATATATTAGATTCATGATTGATAAAATTGAGATGCGCGGTGTAAAACATGATGCTTCAAAATTAGAATCTCCAGAGGTTGAACTATTCACACAGTTCACTCCTAAGCTTGCATCTACTACTTACGGTAGTGATGAATATAAAAGTTATCTTGAAGGCTTAAAACCTGCTCTTGATCATCACTATGCAAGTAACAGACATCATCCTGAGCACTTTGTTAACGGCGTTAACGACATGACTCTGATTGACATTATCGAGATGTTTTGTGATTGGAAAGCAAGTACTCACAGAATGAACGATGGAAATCTCTTAAAGAGCATTGATGTTAACACAGACAGATTTCACATCGAAGAGCAGCTAAAACAAATCTTTGTTAATACTGCTAGAATGATTGATGAGCATGAATAACACATTCATGTATATACAACTGTAATCTTACATAAAGGAGATATGTTTATGAATTGGGAAATTCTACTAACTGTTCTTGCAAGTATTTGTACAGTTGTTGCTCTATTTATCAGCTACTATTTCTACATCAAGAGAAAGATTGAGGCTGAAGTTCCTGGAGCGATCAACGGTGCAGAAGACACTGGCATGAGCGGTGCAGAAAAGTTTGAAGAGGCTGTAGATACAATCTACGCGCTTATTCCTGTTGCAGTAAGGCCTTTCATTACAAGAAGTCTTGTGGAAACACTTGTTCAAGAAGTGTTTGATAAGATGGAAGAATATGCAAGAAAGCAGCTTGACAAGGAAGCAGAGCCGACTGAAGCTTAAGTAATAGCATTTCAAATAAACTGCGTATGATGAGTTCATACGCAGTTTATTAGTTTACACTTGACTTTCATGTATAAACATTATATAATGTTTATGATAAATAAGCATTCGTCTAATAATTTCTAGAATTCAATATATAATAAGTATAGAGGAAGACTTAATGAGAGAGCTAATCGTCGTAACATACAAGTTGCCTGCGGATCCTCTCACTCGTAAAATTTACGGTGATGACTTAGAGAACATGTATGATTGTACAGCTTTCTGGAACGATGAATTATCCGCTCCAGAAATCAAAAAATTACAAAGAAAATATGATGAGGTTGAATCTTTTGTTTGCAACTTTGCTGCTTACAATGACTGGGTGGATAATGAGGCTGCTTGGGCTGAGTTTGTGAAAACTGGAGCTTGTCCGTTGAAGCCAGTTGCGGAGTCAGTTGATGTTGGAACAGATTCCAGAACTATCAACATTGAATGCGCGGTTCGTATTCAGCGAGAAAATCCGGAAGCAACATTTGAGTACAATGTTGACATTGATGATGTAGGTCAGATTGTGTTCACGCCATATGACGCTGGAACAAGATTTTGTCATGAAGGTGAAGATGCTGTGGAGGGCGAGGATGTTAAGTTTGAGACTGTTCATTTAACAGCTCAGATGATTTCAGATTGTGATAACTATGATTACTTTATGGGAACAGATGAGATTGGTCAATTTGTTATCACTCCGGATGTTCAGGATTCCTCTTTCTTAACTGTTTCAGTTGAAGATTCACTCAACCTTGTTACGGAAGGAGCTGATAGCATTGTTGTTGATCCTGATTACGTTCCTGAATTTGATATCGGAGATCGAGTTGTTGTTCACCTCAATGGAAATGATCGTCCTGGTGTGATCGTAGATTATGTAGATACTGATCCAATGGATGATGCTACTGGTGCTGATTCTGGTGAATTTGAAGCTTGGGTTGTTAGCTTTGACGACAGCACTCAAGAGATGATCGGAACATGTTATATGACACATGAGAATGAGATTGCAGAATGTGAGGAAACTGATTCTATGAAAGTACTGAAAGAATCTAATAAGTATAGAGATTTTGATTGGAATGACGATCTTTATGCTGTTATCAAAAACGATGGAACCTATGCTGGAGTTCCTTGCCGTAGTTATGCGGAAGCTAGCCAGTTAGCATATCATCCTGGCTCAAAGATTTTCAAGCTTGTTCTAGAGGATGATGCTACTGAGGAACCACTGGAAGAGGATCTTTCTGAGCTTGACCGTATGGATGTCGTTAACAAAGTTATGCGTGGTGAACTAAGTGTGTTCAGTGGAGACGGTGAGCCTGAAGAAAGTTACATTCCTATTCCAGAGTTGAATACCACTCACGGAAAGTTGGATTTTGAATACTATTATGACGAAGCAACAGGTGAAGTTATTTCTTATTCAAAACCAAGAAGAGATTTCTAATGAGCATATACGATAACTTATTTACCATTGCGCCAAAACCACAGTTGCGATATAGTGTCATTCGTGAGGGTGAGGAAGAGTCAGGAGTTGACTGGTTAGTTCAGTTTGAACTAGAACCTTCCGAATTTGATGACTCTTTTGATTCAAACTATCGAGAAGAAATTGTCATCACAGCCGCAGACTTTGATACTGCTCACAAGTATGCACAACAGTACATTAGAACTATGCAGCTTAAATCTGAAACAAGCGATCAATGGAAGAACGCTGAGATTGTTTCAGTTGATAAAATCTAACAGTTATTATATAATATATGTATAAAAGGATAAGACATGAAGTTCAGTAAGTTGTTTCTTGATGAATCCTTGTTTGATAGTACATCAATGAAGTACGATGATGATTTCAGTGAGGCTGAACTTCCTCCTGAGAGTTTGCAGGGACCGACCTCTGGGTCCGATTCTGGTGTAACAGATTTAGTCATAACTGCAATAAACGACGAGTGGGAAGCAATTCGGACTTATAATTCTATCATCGAGACTTTGAAGTATGAAGCTCCTAACAATGAAGATTATGTAAGATTTATTCAGATTCTGAATGATATCAATGCAGAAGAAAACAAACATGTGGGACAGCTTCAAGAAATTCTACAGAGATTATCACCAAACGCGAAATTCATCGACAAAGGACGTGATGAAGGAAGATCACAGTTTAATTTTGCGAACGGTTTGTTACAAGTTCAGGCCTGGGAGCCGAAACAAACAACTGCCACAGTAACTCCAGATGTTTCTGGTGAAGATGTGTGCACATTAACTGACATTGATGACGATATGTGAGGATTGATACATATGGCAAAACGTAGATTAAAAAATGAATCAATTGATAATCTGCAGAGAGTTGTAGACGCAGAAGCTCCTGCAGTAGTTGGACAGATGGATGTTGTCATGGCAGACGCTGTTCAGGAGAGCGCTAAGAATGACGAACATGCAGAGGAAGTTGCTACTCAGCTGCAGAAGACTGCTGATGTAGTTATTCCTGAAGATCCGAAAGAGGAGAAACCTGCTGTTGATAACAAGTTTACAGCAAAGTTAGTTCTGGATGAATCTCTGGAAGATTTCTCCCTTGTAACAGAGGATGCTACTCCTAAGGATGGTAGAGCAAGAAAAGTTTATGACGATGACGACGAAGATGAATATCTGGATTACGATATGTTTGACTTCGTCTATGGTCTTGTAACAGACTGCTGGCCTAAGCCCTTGAACCCTCTTGGACACAAGATGCGTAAGTTCATGTACATTGGTTCTGATAAGTACATGGATTCTCCTGATGCGGACACTCGTGATTCTTCTGATGGTCATGCTCAGGTTGCAAGCTATGGCGACTCCATTGAAGTTTATTCCAACAATCCTGCAGACTTCAAAGACATTGAGGATGTCTGTAAGCTGTATAAGCTGAGCTACTCTGGTCCTCACCGCAGACGCAGCAAGAGTACTTACTGGGAGTATTCATTCCGTGTAAATGTTCCTTGTGTGAGCAGTGGTTATCCTTACATGGTTGAGGAGTACTTCGAGACTCTTGGAATGACTATGGAAGATGTGATGCCTGCTGATTTCTGCAAACAGTATCGCAAGAGACAAGCAACAGTTGAGAAAGAAGCAAAGAAGTATATCAATCAGGCTGAAGTTGATAAGCTGATCGATAAAGCAATCACTGCTGCAGCTCAGGACAACACTGAGCCCTTGGAAGCACATCTTAAGAGACTTTATGTAGATTTAGATGCCGCTGGTTTAACTTACCAGAAATCCAAAGTTAAGAAAACCTTCATGGACGCTTTTGATGATCCTGAGGAAGACGACGAATAATACTTACATAATGAATAAAGCTCCGTCACGTAACCTGTGACGGAGCTTTTGTTGTTAGAAAGATAACTGTTTAATCTTGTATATACATCTATAGTAAAACTATGAAGGAGACAAACTATGGGAATGTTTACAAACTATCAACAAGAGCTTGTTAAGGCATATCAGCCGAATAACTTGTCTCAATCCTTTCCCGCTCCTCTTACTGATAGTAGCTTGAATCCTCAGTCTGCAAGTAGACCTTACGAACTCTACAATGCAAAGAATGAACTTGTTGGATATACTTGGCATTATGGAGAAACATTAAATCTCGATTTTGAGATTGAGGGTGGAATTACCGTTGAACCGGATGCTTTGATTCACACAGCTGAGAACGAGGATCCGAATAAGATACAGCTCATTGCAGATGTTGACACACGACTTTATAACATCACAGACCTAACATCATGGACCTGTTTAGGAAAGATTCCTGATGACAATGGTGTTGTTAGATATGTTTGGGTGCAAGACTCAGAGTTTACATATCCAGAAACAGCTGAGGGTGTTGCTCTGAAGTATATGTACATGCCAACATCAAAATATCTGCAAGAAAAAACAGCTGTCGTCACACTATACAACTTCCGTATGGAGCCTGTTCATACTTGGAGTGTTCCTGCAGCTAGAAATGTTAGATGTTTTATCAACAAAGAGCTGTCTGCAAAGTTAGTAAAGGGAACTTATAGATGCTCTGTTCTTGTTGAGGGAGATGGAGTTAACTTCATGGTGTTCAGTCCAACTGATTGTGAACTACTAGTTAAGTGAGGAGAACAACATGAATATTAAACTTAGAGCTAGATTAGCAGCTTATGCAAAAGTAGAAACATTACAGCCTAGTTCATCAACACCTGGTGTTGATGAAGGTTGTGATCTTATAACTGCAGGGCCAGTTCGTGGGGAGCGTATTGACACATTGTTTTCAGCCAAACAGTCAGAAGAGCAAACATCACAGAAGGCTGCTGGCGCTGCAATTATTGACGCTCTATTTCAGAAGGGATAAGTTATGTTCAATATTGCATTCAATGGTATCATAACTGTTAACAGAGGAGACTCTTTTAGATTTCCATTAACTATCAATTTCGGAAGCTCCCTTGAGCCGAACACTTACGGCTTGAATGAACATGATAAAGTGTACTTTGCTGTTATGGAACCGAATCAGCCCTTTGAAACTGCTCTTATAAAGAAAGTTTTTGATAAGTCTCATGAAAAAACAGATAAGGACACAGGTGTCAGATATCTTGAGATCAGTTTCAAACCACAAGATACTGAATGTGTTCTTCCTGGAAAATATTACTATCAGATAAAACTTCAAAGATTCCATAAGATGCTTGACTCTGAAGGCGAGCTTGTTCAGCCTGAACAGTGGGATCTTGTCAACTATGATGTTGACACTGTTATTGATAAGACACAATTCTTTATTCTGGAGTGATGTATTATGGCAACAAAAGGATTAGTTGGTGGTGTCAATACCACCTCAACAGTTGTTACGTCTTCAAGTAATACATCAAGCACTAATCTACAAGGAACTGCGACTGGAACACAAGAGACAGTAACAGCATCTGTTGGAAGTAGTCAAGCATACAATGCTCGCATTCTCGCTAACTCAAACACTCCTGTGGAGTATGTTGGTGCTGAATCAGATTCTATGTACATAAATGTTGACAATTCTAACAGAACAATTAGTGGTGAAGTAAAATGGCGCAGCATGATTGCCACTAGTGAGGAACAGGAAGATGCATATCATGCATATCCGGCTAACAAAGCTAGAATAAACTTTGCAGATTTATCCAAGTCTCTGTCAACAATTCAGAGTACTGTCGGAGTGCTTGAAGACTCTTGCAAGAAGTCAACAACAAACATCAATAAGTATATTGATGATCTAGCAAAAATACAGAGTGCACTAACTGATTGTCAGCAATTCTGTACAGCTTTGAAAGATAGTTTGGATGCTGAAGTTGCAGCTCGAGAGCTGGACCATGTTAAATTGAGAAAAACTGATGCTGAAAACTTCAACACACTTAAAACTGATTTCAGTACATTAACAACTCAAACTATTACTCGTATGGATGCTCAAGATGCAGAAATCAAGAGCATCAAGGATGCGGTTGCAAGCGAGGAATTCCGTGCAAAATATGAGGAAGGAAGAATTGAGGAGAGTCTTCAGGCAACAACTAGAATGCTTCTCGATACTTCTCGTAATCTTGGAACACTTGAATCACAAACTCAGGAGTTAACAAATAGATTTAACAGTTTAGAAACTTCTGAACAGCTAACAACCATTGCTGATCACACAGCTCAAATTGAATCTCTAGATCAAGAAATGGAGAACTTAGACTTGAGATTGACCTCTCAAGTTAGTGAAGCAACGCGTGAAACTGCAAAACTAAGAGACATCGCGTACAAGCATAGTGCAGATATTACCACTGTTACCGCGACAGTTAAACAAGCTGAAAATGATCTTGAGGATCTTTCACAGGCTCATGAAGTTCTTGAAACTGTTGTTGATAACATGCACAGAACGCTTGAGGCAGATATTCAAGACAGAGAGAAACAGTACTTGCATCTGTCCACAAGAATTTCTGACGAAGGAACAATTCGAAGAGAGACCGACACTTTCCATGAAGAAGAGCTTGCCAGATTAGAGCTTCGTATTTCAATGCTACAAAGTGAGCTTGTGCTGGTTATCCAAAATCTGGCAGACGAGTTGAGACTTCGTGACAGTGAGCTTGAATCGGGCATGAACAGTATTACATATGATTTTATTGATGCAGGTACTGCACCAATCTAAGGAGATAGCTAGTAATGAGTGATAATCCTATTCTTCAAGAGCTAGAACAATATGTAGACTGGCTCAGCTTAGAATACTATGATAAACGCATCAAGGATTACATTGATGTTCGTTGTACTGAGGATCTAAGAATTGGTGGTGAAGTTTCCGCTGCTTGGTTAAGTATTGCACCCGTTGCAGAAAATCAGAACAACCTTTACATTGTAAATGAAGCTTTTACAACTGGTGCAACATTCTCCGAGAGTAACATTGACTGTGACAAGGGCACAGTAGTTTACCTTGCAAGTACTGATGCAGGATTGAGATACAAACTTCTAGCAAGAGTCGTTCCGGAAGATAGTTCTCTAGCGGATTCAATCTTGCATGTTTCAGATTCTGTTGATAAGTTACGCAAGCGAGTTGAATTGCTAGAAATGGAGCAATCAAACTTCACTACTCAGTTATCAGAACTTGTTGATCAAGTTGAAGATCATGAGACTGAATCTAAATATCAGTTTGAAGCTGTAACGACTGCCATTCAAGCAACAGTAAAGGATCTTGAGGAAGTTAATGAAGATATTGCAGATGTTAGAGATGATATCAAACATCTCTCTGACGATTTTCAAACAGTTAATCACGATATCCACGATATCCTGCACAGTCACGAAACAAGATTAAATAGTTTTGAAAATTCTTTTGCTACAAAAGAATCGGTTGAGGATCTTGAAAAGAAAATTGACTCAATTCCTCAAGTTAGTCTCGATGGTTATGCAACTGAACAGTATGTTAAGGATCAGATTGCCGGAATACAAGCTCCCGATATGAGCGGATATGCTACTATTGCCGACATTGATGCAAAAGTTGCTGCTCTTGTTGATGGTGCTCCTTCGGCACTCAACACATTAGCCGAACTTGCTGAGGCTCTGAATGATCAGAAAGATGTTCTTGATACATTTGCAACAAAATCTGATCTTGCTCCTGTAGCTACATCGGGTAGTTACAAAGATCTAGTTGATACTCCTGAAATTCCATCAGTTGAGGGTCTTGCTTCAGAAATATATGTGCAAGAAGCAATCAAAGCTATCCCTTCTGTTGACTTGACTGGTTATGCAAAAGCAGAGGATATTCCCGATGTTAGCAAGTTTGTTACTGCTGAGGATCTTCCTGCAGTTCCAACAAAGGTTAGCGAGCTAGAAAATGACTCAGGTTACTTAACGGAACATCAAAGTTTGGATGGATTAGCTACTGAAGAATTTGTACAACAGCAAATTGATGCTATTCCTGATGTTGATCTAAGTAACTATGCAAAGAAGAGCGATCTTCCTGACACAAGTAAATTCTTAACTGAAGTTCCTCAGGAGTATATAACAGAGAGTGAGCTTGATGCAAAGGGTTATTTAACAGAGCATCAAAGTTTAGAAGGCTTAGCAACAGAAGAGTTCGTTCGTCAACAGATTGATGCGATTCCTGAAGTAGACACAAGTGAATTAGCATCAAAAGCTGACCTTGAGCTTAAAGCGGATAAAACTTATGTTGATCAACAGTTAGATAATGTAACTGTTGACTTAACAGGTTATGCGACTGAGGATTTTGTTAGAACTGAGATTGCTAATGCTCAGCTCGGTGATGATGGTGAAACAATCATTGATTTATCATACCTTGCAACAAAAACCGATCTTTCAAATGAAGTTGCAACATTGAACAGACGCATTGACGAATTAAAAGTTATTCAGTATGGAACATTCTAAGAAAGGAGGAACATGTAGTGCAATTTCAGATTAAGTATGGATTAAGAAGAAACATTGACAAGATTGCTGATGCAAACAAGATTGAAGGTTGTTGGTATATTTGTACTGATACATTTGAAGTCTTTGTGTGCTTGAATGGTAATCTTGAGCCAATCAAAGCTGCCTCCTCTTTTGACGATGATATTGTCGACCTGAAAGCTCGTGTTCAAGCGTTGGAAGATGCTTCTGAGTCTGAGGTCAAAATAAATACAATCTTTGATCTTCCTGAACAAGGTCTTAGTAACATTGTATATATTGTTGTTAAGGATAATGCTGCATACAGATGGAATGAAGACACAGGCAACTATGTATGCATCGGTAGAGACTGGATGGAAATCAATCGTATCAACGGTGGAGATGCAGCCTCTGTATTCTGATAACAACACATAGATAATCAAGTATTTACTTGCTGTGGATATTAGTTTGTAATTATAATTATGAAAGGTACATAATCAGTTATGGCAGAATTAAAAACTCAAATTCTAATCCGTAATGATTCCGCAGAAAACTGGACTACAAAGAATCCTGTTCTCGGTGTTGGTGAGTTTGGTGTCGAAGTTGGTGCTAATGATAACAAGCTGAAGATTGGTGATGGCCAAACAGCTTGGAACGCACTTCCTTATACCTACAACTTAACTGAACTTCAAAGAATTGCATTGTTTGAGAATGACTTAACAATGACTATGCAGTTCGGTAAGTACACTCCTGATGCTAGCGGATCCGTTGTTGTTCCTGCAGCAGGCATGACTGCTGAGCAAGTTTTGCTCGGAGCATTTGCGGAAGCAAAAGATCCTACAGTTAATGATCCTACTCTGAGTTTAACAACTAGCGGTAATCAGTCAGGTGAGGTTGGTACAGCTTATGCTTTGCCACACGCTACAGCTTCTGTTACTACAGGTTCTTATGAATATGGTTCAAAAGATGCTTCTGATGTTAAGTACAGTGACACTGGCACAGGCATCACATTCACATCAATCAAAGTGTCTTGCGAGGATCCGGCTAAGGAAACTTCAAGCTCTAACTCCAATGCTAATCTGCAATTGAAGTTGACAACAACTGAACTTCCTGACGCTAACAGAAAGTTTGAAACTACAGCAAAGACTATCAAGTTCAGTGCTGAGGCAACTCATCCTGCGTCTGCTCGCACACCTGTTAATAACTTGGGAACAAAGGTTGATGATCTCGCAATTGATGGTGAAACATTAACCGCAACTGCTTCTTTAACTATTACAGGCTATCGTTGCTGGTTTACTTATGTTGGAGCTGACTGCACATCAACAGTTGACTCTGCATTCATCCGTAATAACGCAACTAATAAGGGCAATCATGTAAATGCAGGAAATGTTACTTTAACAGTTAGAGACGGTAATCTTGACAAGCGTGTGCTGATTGCAATTCCTGCAACAGGTAAGAACTTGACTAAGGTAATTGACGTTAAGGGTATGGGTCTTGACATCTTTGCTGGTGGTAAGTTTACTCACAAGGTTGTTTCTGTTGAAGGTGCTAATGGTTATAGTGCTATCAACTATGACGTTTGGGTGTACGAGAATGCAAATGGTTTTGCAGGAACTACACTTAACTGCACAATCGGTTAATCAAGTGAGAGGAGAATAACATAATGGCATACGAATATCAAGGTTTTGCCACACTTGGCGTTAACCTGAATCGTCAGAACTACGGTGCACTTGATATTTCTCAGGTGTTTACAAGCCTGAACGATTTGAAGTACTATGTAAGTAAGGGCGCATATACAACAGACGTATCTACTTACTGGTACGAATCTGAAGATAAGAAAGTTGTTCCTTATCCTTATGCTGGTCAATATTTGGCCCTTGTCGATAATGACACTCGTAAGGTAACAGCTTATATTCTGGAAGAGAAAGCAGACGGCACATTTGACTACAAGGAAGTTGGCATCACTCCTATCGGTGATGATAAGCCTGTTGCAGTTGCTACCG